ATGAAAAAAGAAGTTTCTGAAGTATTTGAAAAAGAACAATCTAATGAAAGCTGCATCCATCTGTATCTGGAAGAATGCGGTTGGTGTGCTTACGAAGTTTCAGCTTATCTACTAATGAACCTTTTAGGAGGAAAATGTATAGTCGAAAAAATAGAGAAATGCGGCTTGAAGCTTGTCCGCGCATTTCTGAACATAGATTTGCTGGGTGGCATCAATTATGGCGAATACCGCTATGCGGGCTTAAACTCCTACAACCTGCAATTAATAGGAAAAGATAAAGTCGACAAGAATTCATTTCTTCATTGGAAAAAGAATATATAAAACATCATACAACAGACTTTATCAATAGGATTTTTATATATCTCCCATATTATTGTAATGATAATATGGGAGATATATTTTAATATAACATCAATTGTATTACGCAATTCTCTTGCAAAGGATTCTGAGATTGTTTAATATCCCAATTATGCTCCCTTCTTTTCAAAGAATAAAAAAAGTCCTAATTCTTAACAGAATTAGGACTTCTAATTTAGAACTGAGCGGTGCGTACGGGACTACCAACAAAGATAATGACATCTGATAATCAACATAATACATTGTTAATTACTACCATTGGTATCATTGTAGTATCATAAAAATGACTTAACCACGCCGATAACCCGTTTTATTTCTTTTATCTTTTTCTTATTTAACTCCTGCCCGTTTCCATATTGCGGCTCCCGGTTTGCCGCAACCATCAATATTTTAGTAGGTTCCACCTTCGACACATAACGGAAGAAGACTGAATCATCAGGCATGTATATCGCGTAGACCTGACCGCAAATAAGCTCACTTTCCGGCTCTTGACTTACTGCGATCATATTCCCTTGTTCTATTACTGGAAACATTGCATTATCACGCGCTATCTCGATATTTACATTTTTATTTCCAAGCAACTCTGAAAAGAAAACCATCCCCTGCTTTAACATATCGCCTCTTCCAGTACATAGCCATTCTACGTTCAACTGTGGAAATGGTGATAGAATCTTTGCGATCATATCACTTCCAATACTTCCGTTGCTTTTCTTGGAGTTAGCGATATAGCCATTGGATAGCCCGCACTTTTCTTCAAATGCCTTTGCATTTTTAACCTCACCTTCGGATTTTTTCAAATACTCGATGAATTGAAGCAACCTATCAATAGCTCTTTCCATATTACTTTTCTATTTGTTTTTTGAGTTTATCCACCTCTTGACGTAGAGCATTTATCTCGGAATCCTTCTCTGCAATTATCTTATTGTAGTTATTAGTGGTTTGCATGAACATTTCAAAAGGAATAGTTGCACCTTCTTCTTTCGTGGATTCTAAAGTATCACTTTCAGGAGCTTTTTCAGGATTAAACATACTGCCTTCTCCTGTTATAAGCCATATTACGTTGAGTTTAGGAAAAACTCTCATTATTGTAGCGAGCTTATCTGCACCAAAATCGCCTTTCAGCCCGGTTAGATAGCCGGATGCCCAACCACACATTTGAGCGCACTTATATTGTGAAACTTCTATGCGATTCAAGAACTCCAAAAAACGCGACTTTGAATTTTCCTTCTTTTCTTCCATTTTTAAACTTAAATATTGAGTGATAAATAGCTATTAGACAGCATTTTAAACCTAAACATGTTAAACAACATATTTTTTCACTCAATATTTTGAGTGAAAATACTTGCACCACTCAATATCTCGAAGTATCTTCGCACCGTTGTTAGTAAAGAACAACAGACAAAAGGATATAAGAATGGCTGGCAGCTATCAATAGCTACTATACATATTCCAAAAACAAAGATAGCTGTTAGCTTTCTTATTTCCAAATAAAATCCTGTAAAAACAAAGTGAAATATGAAAGTAACAGTTGAAGATATTAAGAAGATTCCCACAAACGGAGTATTACAAGTTAAGTTGGAAAATAATGCAGCTTGTGTATCTGCCCGCAACACTGTACAGTATGTGAAAAACGTACATCCGAGAGAAGACGGAAAAACCTACTCCGTTAGCACGGACTGGAAGACGCATACAGTAACTATCAAGGTGGTAGACCCATGACTCGGACAGAGGCAAGAATGGTAGCGGAAGAACTCTACAAACTTATCCATAAAGACGTGAAAAACATAGTTTCCCAAACGGTGAAAGAAGAAACCGAAGAGTGGATAGGCGCGAAAGAAGCCGCAAAGGTATTAGGCTGGTCGGTTGGCACATTATACAATCGAATCGAAGAGATACCCCACACCAAACTCAACAACAGATTACGCTTCAAAAAATCAGCACTGTTACAATACCTCAATAGATAGCAAGGATGGTGTGGCTTGACCGCCTATCCATCCACCAACTAAACCGATGATAGTATTCGGGATGCGCGAAACCTGCTTAGTGGTCTGTATCCGGCTACACTCTTGGAGAAATTGCCCGGCGCATAGCCTCACCTGTGATGTTGCAGGATTTACATAGAGGAAAGTGAGATAAACGCCCAAAGCAGTAGGAAGAGACTTGTCCTTCCGAGGCAGCGTGAAAAAGTAGAATGATTCACTAAAGAATCTATCTGCCTAAAATGACAATAAAGGTGAAGTACTACCATGAGCAGAACAACATATACCCCCTACCGCACAATTCGGTGTAATAACGTTGGGTCGTTGAGGGGGAGCCAATCAACACTAAAAGCCATGAAAGAGCTAATTTTATCAAAAGAAACCATGAGTTCTATTGAAATTGCAGAACTCACGAGCAAACAGCATTCTAATGTAATGCGTGACATACGTAACCTGTTAGAACAAGGCGTTAGCCAAATCAATTTTGAATTGGCGGAATATTCGGATAATCAAGGAAAGCCAAGACCATGTTACAATCTAACAAAGAAAGGTTGCCTTATTCTCGCTTCCGGTTATGATGCGAAACTTCGCGAAAAAATTATTGACCGTTGGGAAGAACTGGAAACCCAATCTCGTCACAGTTTTCAGGTGCCTTCTTCATTTAGCGAGGCTTTAATGCTTGCCGCAGAACAACAAAAACAAATTGAGATACAACAAAATCAGTTATCTGCACAAGCTCCAAAAGTTCTTTTTGCGGATGCCGTTGTAGCCTCTGAAAACAGCATTTTAATTGGTCGTCTTGCCAATGTTCTCAAACAGAATGGCATTGAAATCGGTCAAAACAGACTTTTTAAATGGTTGCGCGACAATGGATACCTCTGTAAATGTGGGGAGAAATACAATCAGCCTACCCAAATGGCAATGGAACTGGAACTTTTTGAAGTAAGTTATGGCTCGATTGTACGCGCAGATAAAAGTATCAATACGATAACAACTAAAGTTACCGGGAAAGGACAAATATACTTTATAAATAAATTCTTGAAGAAATGAAAAAGATCACAGAAATGACCGAGCAAGAAATTCTTGCATTGACGGAGGAAGACGTACAAAAGATAATTAAACTCCGCATGATGGAAGAAGGAATTAAAATCATGGATAAGCCAAAAGTTCCTGAATTATTTGAAATAGCACCTGCGGACGTACAGATTTTCACCATTCCCATTCTTGATGGATTTGCTTTTACGGATATGGAAGAAGTGACAAAAGTTGCTGAAGTTCTACAAAATGTAAATTCACTCCGTAAAGTGGATTACGACTGGAATAAGTTAGGTAGTGATTATAAATACCTTACAAAAAAAGAACGATATGCTTTCAGGGGTGATTCAGATTTTGATGTACAATCCGGTTGGGTGTATTCCAGTGAACTATATGCTAAAATAGCAGACTTCGCTGTGCAAAACAAGGCTATGAAAGAACAAGCCAAAAAAGACAAGGAAGAATATGAGTCGCAGTTACAAGAAGCATCTGGCATCACCACCGAAATACGTGAACGAGTTTCAGAAGTTCGTAGTAAGTACATGCGATTAAATGACCTCACAAGAAGATTCGCTATTGACTATTTTCCTCTTTCTGACAATAACGAAGATATGGCAATTAAGTTTATGACGAAAGCATATTCTCTCACAGAAGAAGAGAAAGAATATGTTCTTTCAAGCTACAAAGAACAATTAACCACACATGATAATTAGCTTTTAATTAAAAGCTGCCGGACTCCTTGCTTGTGAAAGTAGGGAGTTTTTTATTTAGAAATCTCAAATAATCAATATATGAGTAAATTCAAAGATACAATTTATGACCTTCCCAACGAGGAATACCACCGGGGAGAACGGTTTAAAGACTTCCTTAGTAGTACACAAATCAAGGACTACTTGGTATCCCCAAAATTCGCCCGGTTCAAAGCACTTCATCCTGAAATGTTCGAGATAGGTGTTGAAGCTGCCGAGAAAGGCTCTTTATACCATGATGCAATGGAAAGCATTGTGAATACAGGATCACTTGATAAATGGAGAAATAACTTGTTAGTTTTCCAGCCGCCGATCAACGAACGAACCGGATGCCCTTATGGACGTGAAACTCAAAAATATAGAGACGCACTCGCAGAAGCCGTTGCCGCAAATCCCGGAAAAAGCCTAACAAGCAGTGCTGACGTTCAGTTAGTTGAAACAATGGTATATGAATTATTGAATTGCTGCCGGGAAACTTCCAAACAAATAAAGCAAATATTGAGCTTTAAACAGACAAAAGCTGAAGTCAGTCACTTTGTTGAGTATAAAGGCTGCAAATTTAAGTACCGTCCGGACGTTGAGACTGCAAAAAAGATCATAGACTGGAAAACGGTTGCAGTGGATGATTTGCACGAAGATACGGTTAATCGAGTTATTGCCAAATTCCATTACGGAATATCTGCCGCCTTCTATCAGTTTATGGAGCACGAACGTACAGGCGTATGGAAAGAGTTCTATTGGGTAATGCAGCAAAAGACTGCCCCTTATGATGCTGTATTCGTCAGTGCTGCCAACTGGGCTTATCACATGGAAGACGGTATTGTCAAAATGGGATCAAGTGCTCTTCTTTTTATGAAGTTACTTGAACAACATGTGTACTGTACTCAACAGAATGATTTTGATGGAGCACAAGTCTTTATTCAGCCCGGATTCAAAGGGCGTAGGATTATGATACCTGATACCCCTTCATTCGAGAAAAACAGATTGTTTAATTTTTATAATAACGAAAATCAATGAAACCAAGTGAACAACAAGGTAATTTAAACATGGGACAATCAGCCCCACAACCACAAGCGGCTCCTGAACAACCAGCACCGCAAGTTCCGGTCGTAACCCCAACAGCTCCACCAGCTTTCCCACAACAACTTAGTGGACTGGAAAAATGCTTTATATCTCCAAAGAAGGCGTTTTTAGCAGCCGGAGGTACTGAACAGCAGTTTGCACGTGAAGTAAACTTCGCTATGCAAGCAATGTTGAACAACACGTATCTGATTGATTGTGCAAAAGCATATCCCGACCACTTGATTGAAGCGATTAAGAACGTATCTCTTACGGGCTTATCTCTCAATCCTGAATTGAAGTTGGGCTATCTTGTACCATACAAGGGAAAAGTTAAGTTTCAAGCCTCGTACATGGGTAAGGTTGATATTCTCATTCGTACCGGAGTCGTAAAAGATATATATGCTGACTTGGTTTATACCAATGACAAGTTTAGCATGACGAAAGGTACAGGTGGGAAATTGATTCACGAACCGGACGTTTTCGGAGAGCGCGGTGACCTCATGGGAGGCTACTATTACGCAGTTTTAACCTCCGGTGCCGAGAAGTACGATGCTATGCCTAAATCTCGCATAGAGGAAATAAAAAGTCGTTCCGAGGCAGTCAAAAAAGGAAAGCAGTCTCCGTGGGACACTGACTTCGAGGAAATGGCACGCAAAACAGTAGTAAACTGGGCTTTCAAATTCCTTCCAAAGACAGGTATTTCAGATTCTATGATTAAAGTACTCGAAGTGGAAAGTCAGTTGGATGATGAAATGTTCGAGGACTGGCGTAAATCACAAAGTCAAAAGCCGGATGATTTTGAAGAAGAAGATACTCCATACGCCGAAGAAGTAAAATAATTCATTCACAATTAAATATATAGTTTATGAAACAGATTGTAGACGTACCGGAAGGGTACATGATTAAAATTGTAAAAACAGATGTAGAACCTAAAAACTCAAATGAATTTTCTGATAATCAGTTTGAGTTTAATGGTGTAGTTTTCAAACGTGGAGATGTTATCATCAGAAATGATGGTACCATGGGGATATTGGAAAGCATACAAAAGCGTAACTATTCTCCCATGCCTTTCCTCCCACCAACAGATGTAGATGTTCCAGTAGTTTATGCCGCATTTGTTCCTTCTAATGAAAAAGGGGAACGAGTATTTATCAACATAGATGAAGCTCATCATGGAATTGGCACAATGAAAGGTTATCGACATGCCACTGACGAAGAAAAGAGCAATATGCTTAAAGCTATGCAAGAGGAAAAGCATTTCTCTTATGATTTTCTTCAAAATGATTTTAAGTATATCCCGACTGTTGGTGACCTATGTATTTTTTGGGACAATGGCAGCGAAAGTGAAGCTCTAATTGCAGAACTTACCAGTACTGATAACAGTGATGATTACCCTTTCCTATCAAGTACCGGGAGTGGTTACGAAAAATGTGTGAAATTCATTTCAGATAACCAGTACAAAGCAATCCTCAATGAAGAAGAATAAGGCAAAAGAACAAAAAGAAGTTGTACGGAATGTGCAGCTTCTTACTTTCCGTCCAAACGGAATGAGCTATAAAGATTACAAAGAAAGTCGCAAAGCTCAAAACAAATGGCTAAAACAGCGTTTGCAAGGATTCATTTGCTATGTAGCTTCTGAATTAGTTATCATTGACAAAAACGGAGTACAACGTTTATTCAATCCTAAAACTGATAGCCAGTTGAGAACTTTTGTTCGTAAGAATCCGACGCCGTTTGTCGGCTCTGCAAGATACGATTTAAAACCACTTTAATTTATAACATTATGGAACTTGGAAAAGAATTATTTAAAGACAAAGGTGCTGTAATTAGACGGCAAATGTTAGAAGATAACTGTGCGGCTGTTGAGAAAATCACTTATCCGTATCAATTCTCTGACGAAGAAATGGAAGCGAGAAAAACTTCACTTGCTAATTTGGACATCGAAATATCCGAATTAGAAGCGGAAAAGAAAGCTATGCAAGATCGTATCAAAGAAAAGATGAAGCCCATCACAAAGAATCGTAGTAGGCTCATTGATGACATCAAACGTAAATATGAAGATGTTACCGATGAATGTTTCAAATTCCTCGACCGAGATAAAGGAATGGCGTATTACTACAATGGTAATGGAGATTGTGTACAGATACGTCCGGTAGGTAAGCAAGAACTTCAGAAAACTATTTATGAAGAAACTGCCGCTACTGGAACTGATAATTAATAACCCTCAAAATTAAGTTTAAGATGGAAGCTGAAAAAATGCAAATCAACCTTGCTCCGGGTATGGAGAAAGCAACTATTAAAGTTATAGAACTGGATAAGGAAAATGTTCTTCCGGTACTGGAACCGTTGAAAGTCGGTTTGAGTGGTACGATTGGAAGCGTTGCCGAGTTTCTGACAAAGAGGAAGTCGGAACCTGAACAAATCAATCAGAAGCGTTGCCATATCCTTGTGGATAGAGAGAAAATGACAATCATTCTCATTACAAATGAAACAGACGGACGCAATAAAGCTGAAGTTAAAGGTGCATTGGCTATGTACCCGAAGTTTATTGAGTTTGGTATAAATACCGAAAAGACGTGGGAGCCAGCACAACTTTCTCGTTTCATCAAAATGAATAGAGCCTTCTTCACTGACATTACCTACAATATGGAGCTTGTTTCTATCTTGAAGAACTTCAAAGCAAGTGTAGAGTCTAAGATGGAAAAGAATAAGGAGGACAACGGTAGCCGGACTGACAATTACAGTCAGGTAGTAAACTCAAATCTTCCGGCGGCTTTTAACCTTAATATTCCTATTTTCAAAGGACGTTCCGCAGAAGTGATTGAGGTAGAAATCATCGCTGATGTTGATGGTAGAAATATTCGTCTTTCACTTTGTTCTCCCGGTGCCGAGGTCGTAATTGAACAAGAGCGAAACAAAGCTATTGACGAACAGTTGAAAATCATCCGCGAACTGGCTCCTGAAATTGCAATCATTGAACAATAATGTACTCTATGGACTATAAACAACGAAGAGAAAGCATCTTATCCAATTTTGCTAAAGCAAAAACGGATTTGGAGAATCTAAATGCTGAAATTCAGGCAGAGATGGATGATAATGTAGCTCAAATGCAGAATTTAGCAGCTAAGAACAAAGAACTTCAATCTCTGAAAACTGACAATGACAGTTCAATCAAGACATTCTCAAAGTTCCTAAAATAATAACTAATCCGCTATCGTAAGGAATGGCGTTGGGTGAAAGACCCATTATTTGATTAATAATAGCATCTCCCGGTGTGGCTTGATAACCTATCCGGGAACATGGGCGGTTATGTTTTTCGTGGGCTGAAACTACGGTGAGGTGCACCAATATCCGTGAGGCTGGTTCGACTCCGGCACCGTCCACAACCATTTATGAGAGAAAATCCGTTTTAAATCCGAAAGTAGGGCGAAGATAGCGCAGGAATCACCCGCATGGCATCGGTTAGCCACTGACTCTATCTGAAAGGTAACACGAAATTGGATGGGATTAGGAATGTATGTTGTTTTGCCCCGGAGAAACGCTTCGGGGCTTTTCGTTTGGACTATTTGCCATAAATATACACTTAAAAATTAATTTGTTTAATCTTCGGGTAGTTTGCTTGTGAAAGTAGGCTACCTATTTTTTATGATCCATGAAAAAGAAACTATTCACTAAAGCTGATTTGCAACATATACAATCTGAATTAGAATTTGCCGAACAAGTAAGGTTATCTAATTACAGAAAAAGCAAATCACTCCGAGAAGCCAATAAAGCCCGTTTATCACAAATAATAATCAATAAAATAAAAGATGGAGAAAAAGACTAAAATCATAGCTATTGACCCCGGAGAAAATGGAGGTATTGCTATTTATTCAACAGAATTATCTTCTGTAACAGATGTTATAAAAATGCCCTCTACACCTCAAGATGTTCTTTCATATCTCACGGTAAATAAGGAAAATGCTATTTGTTATCTTGAAAAAGTAGGTGGTATGCCAGGACAAAGCGGCTCTGCCATGTTTAACTTTGGGAAAGGTTATGGACACTTGGAAATGGCTTTGCTTGCTCTTCAAATACCGACTGTTACTATTACTCCACAGTCATGGCAAAAAGCGTTGCAACTTGGCACTCGTGGCAAAGAAATGAGTAAAACAGAATGGAAGAACAAATTGAAAGCAAAAGCTCAACAACTTTTCCCATATATAAAAAAAATAACTCTTGCTATAAGCGATGCTCTTCTAATTTGCGAATATGCAAGAATCAAAGAGAAACTATAATATAAGAATCATGGAAACAAAGAAATGTCCCAAATGCGGAAGAGAACTTCCGGTAAGCGAATTTTGGAAAAATGCTTCAAAAGAAGACGGATTGCAAGATTATTGCAAGGATTGTGGTAAGGAATACTTCAAAAAAAGAAGTAAACCTTCAGCTAACAATTTGAAGAAGGTGTTTACCAATCCTGAATTAGCAAAGTTTACTCCACGGCATCTAATGGATGAACTGAAAGCGCGTGGCTATACAGGAGAACTACAATATACACAAAAAATCACTCTGTAATGGAAAAAGATAAATTACGTTTGCTGGTAACTACCCAATGCCCCAATAAATGTCCCATGTGCTGCAACAATTCATGGGATTTTTCAAAATTACCAGTTGTTGAGCATTTCAACTACAAAGAAATAATGATTACAGGTGGAGAACCGCTTCTTTTTCCTGACGAATTAGCTGACTTAGCAATAAGCATAAAACGTATTCAGAAACTTGTATATGGAAATACAGGGAAGCTATTTTTATACACTGCATTAGCTGAAAGTCTACCTTCAAATATCAGATATTTTGATGGAGTTGTATATACTCCACATTCTGCTGCTGATATTCCCAAATTCTTAGAAGTTAATGATTTTTTCTTGTATTATAAAGATGAATTTGCAGAAGGAAACACATCTCTCCGGCTTAATCTGTTTCCTGATATAAAGAAACAGATACCGGAATCCACTGACCTTTCTTCATGGAAGGTTAAGGATATGATCTGGATAAAAGATTGTCCGGTTCCCGATGATGAAGAATTTAAACGAGTAGGAAAGTTATGGGAAAGGATATAGTACAAAAGGCAGAGGACTATGCAAAAACATATCCTGATTGTCAAGAGGTAGTAAAACAATCATGGCTTGCTGGCTACGATGCGGGAAAAAGGAGTAAATCTCGTAAAAAGGAACTTGATTTATCATTTGTCCCAACAGATTTTTTACCTATTATCGAAAGATGGGTAAAATACAAACAAGAACGGAAACAAGCGTACACCCAATCAGGGATAGAAGCATGTTACCATAAACTACTCGAATTGTCAAACACCAATCCCAATATTGCAATGGCAGTCGTAGAACAATCCATCGCAAATAACTGGGCTGGCTTATTTGAACTAAAAAATGGAACAGGAACACAACTTAGTATTAGCCAAAACCAATCTCCCGGCAACCGTAAAGAAAGCGTTGAAAGACTTGCTGACCTCTCCGAAGGCGTATTACAGGGGTTTGCAAAAATCCTCGATTAAGAACGTTTTAACTGATACACCGGAATTACCTATCTCCGAACTTGCTACAATTAAATATGGTGATATAAACGCGGCACAAGCTATTGTCGCAATAGCCATCTCTGAAGTTGTTCAGTTTTTCAATGTTGGAAAAACAATGAATGATATTCAGGTAGCAATTACATCAGATTTGATTATAGACAGGTTTTATTATCTCAAACTGGAAGAGATAAAATATTGCTTTCACAGAGCAATGTGCTCCGGCAAAGTGTACGATAGATTGGACGGGAACATAATCATTGGCTGGCTTAATGATTATGATGCAGAACGTGACGAGTTCTGTTCACTTAATATCATAAACGAAAACAAAGCTCATAAAGCAGATGATAAGTCTTCAATCAGTTGTCCTTATGATGAATTTTGGGATAATCAGCATAAACTTGCTGAAGCCGGAGACGAAGAAGCGATTGAAAGAGTGAAATTCCATGAAGACCTTATTAAGAAAATGAGAGAAAAAAAGTCTTTTGTCAGCCAACCTTTCATTGTTCGTCAAATACAAAAAGAAGAAAATAAATAACTAACATTTTAATAATCAATAAATTATGAAAGCTATTGAAATTAAACAAGAAAATGTAACTGAAGCGTTTAAGTCCGCTGACGGTTGCGAAGTTGCTATCAACATTCTTACTAATCTTTTCGGTAAACAGAAACCGGATTATACTGATTTTCATAACATTAAAACCTATGAAGATGCTTGTGAAGCACTTGGTATCAAACCTGTTTCCCGCCTACTTATCGAATATGGAGACGGGCAGAAAGAAGAGGTGATTGACATTGCACATATCGCTTATGTGAAGCTATCCACGATTGCCCGTGCTTTGAACAATGACCCGGAGTTTCCTCGGTTCACTGAAAACGAATACCGTTGGTTCCCGTGGTATTATCTGTATTCACAAGAAGAGATTGACGACATGGACGAAGAGAAACGCAAAGAGCTGGTCTTTTGGGGCGGTCATGCGGATATCGGTGCGAACTGCGGCTTGGCGTGTGCGCTCTCGACTGACGCTTGGTCGCTCTCGGATGCGTCTGTCGGCTCTCGCCTTGCTGTAAAATCAGAGGAAATAGCCGAATACTTTGGAAATCAGTTCAAAGAATTATGGAGAGATTTTCTGATCGGGAAAAGATAAAAAACATGTCTAACCAATGGCTGCGGCGTTAGTTGCAGCCATTTTTGTTTCTGATAGTATGGACAAAATAAAAACATACGTGATAACTCTTTCACCTTTCTTCTTGAAAGGACACCCAAAAGTTGGAAAACCAACTCGATTTCGGTGTAAATTTCTTATGGGAAGAAATTTTAATGATGCTTGTATGTGGGACTGCTCTTTTGATGGGAAAGAAAATACCCGGAGAAGTTGTTCTCGAAATGCAATAGTTGAAAACGGAATACCGTGGAATTTCCCAAAGATTCATACGATACGCACAAACTACAAATTATGGGAGAAGCGTATCCGTGAAGTGCAAGAAGGAAATGCGGTGTTATCTATTCGACAATGGTCAGGGAAACCCTACCGGAGTAAGCAAACGACAATTCTTAACCTAACAAAAGATGATGGCGTTGGAATACAGCCATTGAAGATTACAAAATTCGTTGATAAGTTGGACAACAAAGAGTGTGTAGCTATATCTGTTGATGGCAAGATAAAAGTAAATCTTACTCTGGAAGAAATTGCACATAATGATGGATTGTCCTTTGAAGATTGGGCAGCATGGTTCAAAGGTGCCGATACTTCACAAAATATGGCTATCATTCATTTTACATCTTTCAGGTATGAATAAGAGCGTTTATATCAGTTTGCCAATAACGGGTATTCCACAGCAATATGTCAAGCGCAAGTCAGACCTGATAAAAAAGACTCTCAAACAAAAAGGATACATACCTATCTCCCCGTTAGAAATCTCACCGGAACCGGACAAGCCAATATCATACTACATGGGACGTGATATTATGGCATTACTGGAATGTCAAGCGGTTTTCTTTTGCCGTGGCTGGGAGAAATCTAACGGATGCTTATTGGAATACCATGCCGCACAAATTTATGGATTAGAACTAATATTTGAGGAAGGTACGGAAAAGTCACTCGAAAAGGTACAAAATGCTTTTTGTTCCCATTGTGGTTCTGCAAGCGTTTGTAACCGACATACTCAATTAAGAGGCGGATGCCAGTCATTGTTATCATTCACATTTAAAGTAGAAGAAGCATTATGGAACAAATAATTAAACTAATTGCCGGGCTATTCATATTATTCATAGCTCTTTCCGGCGTGGACATTTCTTTTAGACCACTGAAATTCAGTCTGGACAATCCAATCTTCGGTGTCGGGGCAATTATCATGCTTATAGGCTTTTCTATTTGCATTGGCGCGTCCCAATGGCGTGCAGTTGAAAATCACAAAGAGAAAACTGGATATTACAAAGGCTATGAGAATGGGGCTGAAGACGCTTTTCGATTGGTGAAAGAGAAATCACAAAAACAAGAAGAAAATGAAGAAATACAGAATTAAGGCAGTACAATGCTATGTTGTTGGAGCCGATAAATATGGCTGTGAAGATTTATATGTCATTCCTAAGTATAAAGTACAAGTCAAAGTACTTTTTGTGTGGCTGACTGTAAAATCCTTTGTAGATATGGATACTGATTATGCGAAGAATTGTGCTAACGAACTTATCGAAAACCTCAAAGAGGGTATTTAGACATGCAAATCTCGAAACTTGATGATTATTTCATACCTACAATAAAACTCCAAAATGGGGAATTTAAGGTGTGGATTCTCAATTATAAAATCACTTTTTATGATAAGAAAAGACGAATTTCCTTTTTCTCTTGGAGGCTTAGGCTGGCAAGAAGAATACAAAGGCTTTGATATTGTTGTACATGTTCAAAAGCACAAAGGCATATCCGCCTATGCCTTTTCTTCTGAAAAACGTATCGTTTGGCAAGAATCAAGAACCTTTGGGGATAAAGATGAACTATTCCAATGGGGGCGTAGTGCCATTGACCGACATCTTCAATTCCAAAAAGAAGAGGCTGAAAGAAAAACGGTTATAAAGGCTGAATATTACATAAAGAAAGGAAAGGAAGCTGCCCTTAAAGCCTTTAGTAGTGCCATGTACTTTTCTAATATTGAAGGAAAAGAGTATGAAGAGGCTTTAGGCTTCTTCCAATATGAACTTGATAAACAGTTTGATAAACTAAAATGAAAACAGCCGATATTATTAACGGATTTTGTGAGCTTGTCTTCCGGGATAGAAAAGGAAACAAAATATACCCAAATGTTTTCGTTGAGAAGTGGGAAGCTGATCTTTTAGAAGTTACCCGATCAAGGCTCACTTATGAGTATGAAGTGAAGGTTAGCAGGTGTGATTTCCATAAAGATAGTAAGAAACAGGATCAAAATGGGAACAGCAAATTTGATAACATTTTGGCTGGTGGACGTACCAACTATTTCTACTATATAGTTCCTGATGGACTCGTGAAACCGGAAGAGGTGCCTGATTTCGCTGGACTAATCTATGCGATCAATGGAACACGCCGGGCAAATGGATATACAGAACCTATCATTTATTTCCATGTAGTCAAAGCCGCTCAAAAGGTATCCTCCATCAAAGCAGATAACAAATTCATTGATAAACTTAACTTATCGGCATATTATCGTTATCATAAACTTCGTAGAATCAATTATTTAAAAAATAGTATTAATGGATAAGGATGATTTTAGAACTCTCATAAAGATAAATGGAGCGAGGAATTTAGGTTTTAACTTGGAAAGATTGAAATACTCAAATAATGATTTAGAACGCTCCTTTTCCGAAGAATGGCAGAAAGAAAACAAGAAACGTCCGGGCATTAACAAAGGTCATGGAATACTTCAAGACCATTTTATTGACGAAGGATTGCACCATGTGACTTTTCTATGTGAAATTACACATAAAGAAAGGTTGATCGTTGCCACCATCATTCAGTGGCTTGGTACAAATTGCGGACGCTGTTTCCTCGAACGGGTGCTGGATAAATGTGGATATAGAATTGTGAGAAAAGAATAGTTATGGATGATAAGAAACTTATGGAAGAACTGGGCGAAAGACTTTGTGATTTCTGCCCTTTAGAAGATTGGGAAAAAGGATCACACCTATTCCCAAACGGATATAGTAGCTGTGAAGGAAGTAGATGTGAAGATGCTCTTGAACACTATCTTGAAGAGAATGAGATGGAAGAAGATAATTCTAACGATGTAAATAATGAAAACAATACAGGAAGTAAAGAACGCTAAAAAAAAGCTGGAACAAGATATATCATCTCTTATCTCACAATTTGAGAAAGATAATGAGGTGTCAGTATCTTCGTTGGAGATGGAAGCCGTTGGTTTTTGTAATGGTACCGGGCTTAATGCAGTGTGTGTTGAGGTAAAAGTAACTGTGGAATTATAACATTAATAGTATGAGCAAAAAAATCAAAAATAAGCTCCCCAATTATGATGCACAGATTTGTGTATTCAATACATTTTCTTCATGGGTGAATCATGCAAGTTCATGGTTGCGTGGGTACAGAAGCAGCCAAATTGTTTGTTTGGATACACAAAATCGCACATGCGAAATTGGTGCAGATTTTATGAGAGCCGATCAAGAAGGTACTTTTCCTATAAAAGTTTACGAAACCATAAAACACTCGAAGTAATATGTTTGAAAATGACAATAGATTTAAAGAGGCTGTTTCCCATTTCGGTGAAAAGGCTTCCTACCAATGGCTTGGTCTAAATGGAGACGAATGGATAAACCAATCCAACAAAACTATTGACGTTGATTTCTTTTCTGATTTAAAGAAGGGGAATATACGCAATATCAAATATCAAAGTGTGCCAAAGCCTATCAATAAAACCAAATGCTTAATTGATATTTCGGAGCTTCGTATCGGTAATCTCGTAAAGATCAAGACTTCTAATGATGCTGCGTATTATCCGATATATGCCATTGACGGTATGGGATTAAAGGTAGTTTTAGGTGGAGTACGCCAATGTGAAGGGTGGAAAGACATAAGTCTGTTGAAGCCCATCCGTATCACGGAAACACTATTGGGAAAACTTGGATTTCAATTCACTCCTGAAGGAGATGATGCTTACGAACAAATATGGCGATCAGAAGAAGGATTTGAAGTTTGGGAACACTCTAAAGGTTTTAGCTGTGACTTAATAGATGGTGATGTAAAATCACTGCATCAACTTCAGAACTTGCACTTCTTTTTAACTCAAAAAGAATTGTATATAAAATGAACATCGGAATATTAGCAGTTGATAGTAATTTTCCCAATCTCGCGCTTATGAAGATAAGCAGCTATCATAAAGCACGTGGCGACAATGTGGAATGGTATAATCCTTTATGTTCATACGATAAGGTCTACATGGCAAAAGTATTCAGCTTTACACCGGATTACGGCTATTACATCAATGCCGATCAAGTCGAGAAAGGAGGTACAGGATATGACATAAGTAAGGTTCTTCCGGTAGAAGTTGATAGAATAGTTCCCGACTATAACCTGTATAACATTGATAAGAATCTGGCTTATGGCTTCCTTACTCGTGGGTGTCCTAACAAATGCAAGTGGTGCATAGTTCCACAAAAAGAAGGCAAGATAACTCCTTATATGGACATTGAAGAAATAGCAATTAATAACCGGAAAAATATAATTCTGATGGATAACAACGTACTTGCATCTGACTACGGTTTACAACAGATTGAAAAGATTGTCTCCATGGGCGTACGAGTAGACTTCAATCAGGGCTTAGATGCTCGCTTGGTAACAAACGACATTGCCCGGCTACTGGCAAGAGTAAAGTGGATGAAGCGCATACGGTTCGGCTGTGACACACCGGGACAGATTGCCGAATGTGAGTGTGCCACAGCTTTGATTGACAAGTACGGGTACAAAGGCGAATACTTCTTCTACTGTATTTTACTGAATGATTTTAAGGAGTCGTTTGAGCGTGTCAATTATTGGAAGAACAAAGGAGGTAGATTCTTACCTCACTGCCAACCTTACCGCGACTTAAATAATCCGCATCAGATTATACCTCAATGGCAAAAGGATTTAGCCGGATGGGCAGATAAGAAGTGGATTTTTAGAAGTTGTGAATTTAAAGACTTTATTCCACGAAAGGGATTTAAGTGTAGTGAGTATTTTAAAGAAAAATGAGTTTACTATGGGATTTACAAAAATATGTTTTATAAGGAAAACAACACCCAAAATTACAGTGGAATTGGATAAGTTGGGTTATAGAATGGGATTCATGTACTCAAAAGAACAGACTCAAATAGATTCCATCTTATGTATACAAGGAGAGTTTAGATTTGCACAAAATAGCCTAATCGACATAATAAAGAAGGATATTCCTTCGGTCATTGATTGTGGAACTAATGAAGAACTATTTCTCGCTATTGCTGCAATTAGGGATGATACGTCAGATAATCAGTATTGGGTCTTTGATGAAGATTTTCACAAGTGGAAGAAAGGTGATTTTGTGATTGGAAGATTCGGAAGATGCTCATGTTATTGCCATGTGGCTACGGTAGAAGAACTTATTGAACATTTTAAATAGGAAAAAACATTATGACAACAGGAAGAAGGAATATAATAAACGAAGATAATGGTGGATGGGCTGTATTCAGAACACGCCGTTGGGGAGAACGAGATTATAAGTCAGATAGACAAAAACGTATGCGTAAGAAGTTAGGTAAAACTTTGCGCACTCGCTTAAAGAGAGAGGTTAAGGTAATGATGATTAAAAAAGAAATGGAAGACTAACTCAATACAAACATCAGTTGAGTAGGTGACTCACCCTATCAACTGTTGAGCTAATAAATTATCTCATAGAAATAAGATATGAATTGAATAAGATATGGTGGTGGATTTGAACTCACCTATACGCCATTACCTCGTGCATAGTCTACCATTCGCACTCGACTTTGCTTGCGCTTTCAGGGAAAACCAGTAGGTAGCATTTATCCCAAACCATATCTTGGAACAAAGATAAATAAAAAAAAGAAAGTAATGAAGAAAATACTGATAATATGTGCGATTCTATCTTTGATATTAGGGTGTTCCTCACCGAGAAAGTATAAAGAGAATCGTTTTACAAGACAATTTCGGCAAGCAGATTCAGCGTTTAACGAAAAGTACGGATTACAACATTCTACAAATGGGAAATAATAGATTTAACGGAAAAGCTATATACAATCCGTCCGGCAAAGCTGGCGAGTATAGCGATTGGGCTTGTAATTTTTATACAGGATGCTCCAATAATTGCGATTATTGTTATTGCAAGAAAGGTGTAATGTCCCATGTGTGGAGTGATACCCCGAAATTGAAGAAATGTTTCAGAGACGAAGAAGAAGCCATATCCATTTTTGAAAAAGAATTGTTGGCAAATCTTGGAGAACTTCAGGAACATGGATTATTCTTCTCTTTCACAACTGATCCCATGCTCCCCCAGACAATAGACCTGACTGTACGTGCAATCAAAATATGTGTACATCATAGTGTCAATATAAAAATCCTTACCAAAAGAGCTGATTTTGCCGAAAAGTTCTTTCGTCCTCTTTGTAGCAAAAGCGCATTGAATGAGAATTTGATGCACATAGCATACACACGTCACGTTGCATTTGGATTCACATTGACCGGACATGATGAACTCGAATCCAACGCTTCAAGCAATTCAGACCGGATAGAAGCCATGAAGATACTCCATGAAGGAGGATATAAAACTTTTGCGTCCATTGAGCCTATTGTAGACCTCAAAGGTAGTTTGTCTATGATAAACAGCACTGTGGGTTTTTGCGATTTATATAAAGTCGGTCTATTAAGTGGGAAAAAGTATAATTGGAGAGAGTTACGAGGCTTTATGCTTGCTTGTACTTCTTTAGAAAGTAAGTTCTACTTCAAGGATTCTTTCATAAGTCAGGCTGATTTAGATAGAGCCAATCTCCCACAAAGTTGTGTTGGAAAAGATTATGATATGTTTAAAATGTAAAAGGAGCAAAGTATAAAAAACATGTACGAAGGATTAAAAATAAATTTCAGCCTATGGCATATTGTAGGCGGTATTTACGGATACAAAAAATTGATAAGACTTCCTCGAAAACAAAAGAAAGCATTAAAGAAAAGTCTTTTGCAGGATATTTTTACGGTAGATAGAAACTACATAAAAGAATGTCCAAAGCCTAAAAAAATGCCAATATTTAGTTATAAACAATTTTAAAGATGGATATACTAAAGTTTATAAGCAACTTATTTTATGACAAAGGAACCTATTTCGGTTCTCGTTGCAGTGGTTACGGCTGTTACCCGTCTTTCGATGATACAGGAATTAAAAAGCCTCTTATGTACCGACTATTAAAAGCTGGCAAAAAATGTGGCGGGTGTTCTGATTGTAAACAAAGAAAATGAAAGGAATATTAGTTATGAAGAAGTTTGGTGATAATAAAGCTCGTATTGCCCTGCACATTAGTACGATTTTATCTTTGTTTCCAGCAATATTATTATACATAGAAGATGAAGGATTTGAAGATGCAACAGTATTCATGCTTAGTTTGAAACTGTTTGCATTAGAATGTGTAATCGGGATCAGGTTAAAGAAAAAATCTAATATGTTATGAAAGCAATAATTAAAGAAACCGGAGAAACCGTTGAAGTTACCCGAATAGAAACAAAACGGATTGAAGGGACATTAAAAGGGGAACATGAAATCTTTTATCCGAAAGATTTAGAGATTCCCGGCATAGATGCAGACTGGGAGCAACGCCGATACGAATTGGTGAAAGCTGCAATGCAAGGATACTGTGCTAATTCACTGGATTATGTAGTTAGAACCGCCAATGCGGAAAGCATTGCCCAATGGTCTATTTCGACCGCCAATGCGGTAATTAGCCAATTAAAAGAAGGTGATGAATGGAATGAATTTAAAGATTGGTACAATGGAGCGATATATGGAGAACACTGTATTTTCAGATATGAGGCATTTGATAATGGAAATATTGTGTCTGATTACATTACGGCAGTATGGAATGACTGCACTTGTGATTATATAGATGAAAGACTCGGTGAGTATTTTACAGATTATAAAATAACCCATTGGAAAACAATAAATAAACCGAAAGGAGAAATTCAATGAAATGTGAAGAATCCGTAGATAAAGGAAAAACAAGAATAAGAGGTTGGCATGATTTTGCTCCATGTGAAAATACAGCTAACTACAAAGTTACCTACGCAAATGGAAATGTTCAGTTTTTATGTGGAGTTCATCTTAATAGACTGAAAAAACTTGGATATGAAGTTGAAATTGAAAAATTGAACGGAGTTGAAAATGAGATTAAATAAAAAGACCGAGAGACATATCAAGGCACAAGCTGGAAGACTCAAACGAATGTATGAAGCTCCATGTCCGGAAGTGGACAAGATTATTGCAGAACTAAAAAAAGATGCACAGGATATGCCTAAGAACATGACTAAAGATGAAGAGATTGCTTATATCCTAAAAAAGTCTAACGGAGAAGATGATTTTGAAAAATTGACTCAAAAATTGGAGATAGAAATACATGAATCTGAATGAAATAGCTAAGAAAGCGCATGATTGCGCCGTTCGCCGTGGAAAGATAAGCCCGATTGACGAAGAAAACAACTTTCACCGGGACTTATTAAATGAAGTTGCAGAAGTGTTCAATGCTGAAGGGAAGACAAGCCCACACATTGAGCACTTTTCTGATTTTGAAGAGGAACTGGCAGACGTGATACTTGTGGCAATGAGTACCCTTCATCACTTTGGAAGTAATGTGGATGCTCTGATAAAAGCAAAAATGGACTTTAATCAAATAAGGAATGATTAATGAGTATAATACAATGGATTATAAGGGCAATCGAAATGGTTGCCCTTATTTGTATCCTTAAAGCAATAATCAAAGATTTAATGAACGTATGGAAAAACAAATAAGCCGGGACATGGCGGAGAATGTCACACTTACTGCCGTTTACAATATACTATTTACTAATGATGTTGTTTGTGGACTTGTGGTAGACTTCATAAGCCAACTGAAGAAATCACCATATTACCGTTTCAATGTGAAACAACAAGCCAAACGCATAGAGAATGAAATGCGGAAATATGAAAAGCGCATTGCCGAGATTTCCGGGAAACGCATCTTTTTCATGGCGGACGCTAACGAAGTTATTTCTGAAGAGTTACAGCCTGATTTACTGAAAATGGAATACAGCATCAAATCGGAGTTTGACAAACATAAGCTCAAAGATAGTGCTCTTCTTGCAAAAATGGAATTAACCCGGTGTATGTGCGAGTTATCTTGTTTGTCGCTTGATAAACGAATAGAAGAAGTAACTCCATATAATCAAGATGTGAAAAGGCTTACTTATCTTCGCCTTACAGCACTTTTCAGCTATATTGATGGATTATCAAATATTCTCTATCAAAGCAAAGAATACATCAACTTGAACGAAAGTTCTAATTGCAAAATGGCAATGCAAATCATACAAAGAAAACTGACGGATTGTAACATAATCAGTCGGGCAATCAGCACGTCAGACAAATTGAATCCGGCTGTGTAACTTAAAAAACATATTATAATGGAAATTAGCGGGAAAATAATTGTAGCACTTCCAGCACAAGGCGGAGTTTCTAAAGCCGGGAAAGAGTGGTCGCGCCAAGATTATGTTATCGAGACAAAAGAGCAATATCCTAAAAAGATAGCTTTCTCTGTTATGAACGATAACATTATGAATTTTGGATTAACAGTCGGTCAAGAAGTAGACATTCACATTGATATTAATGCGACTGAATGGAATGGTAAGTGGTATAACTCAATCACATGTTGGAAAGTCATTGTTCGCAATCCGGGTCAGCAAACGGCACCCAGTCAGCCAAATTACGCTGCGGCACCGCCTCAACAACGGACTCCCCCACAACCGACACAACAGCAAATGTTCGATAACGACAATAAGGATGATTTGCCTTTCTAAAAAAGTAAAAGGGTGGTTACTATTACCACCCGCTACTTCTCAATCTTTATAAATTCATTGTATGTTATCCGTGATCGTGGATTATGGTTCACTATTTTCATCCGATACCCCTTTGTACCCCACCGGAACCATAAGAAATGATGTTTATATTCCCGATTCACTACGGTAGAAAGACTATCTGATGTTTCATAGTTAAAATCTACTGTATCAGACTTGATACAGCCGTTAAACTCCGCCCACCTATCCGCATAGTTGAAGCAGCTATCTTTCAGCACAAAGACAATACTATCTTTTGTTACCACTTTCGTGTGAGTTATATACTCTACCTGTGATGGCTTTAGTTTCAACTCCTTAATCAATTTTGCGTCAGCTTCACGATATTCCTTCAGTTCTTCGATAGTCAAGCGAAGCTGTTTACTTTCAGCCACATTGAGGCTATCTCTTACCTTATAAGTTTTCAACTCTGAAAACAGTGCCTCAACATTCCCGGACTGACGTTTACTTTCAATACGCTCCTTCTTCAATAAATTGGAGAGACAAATGATAGCGGCAATCAATACCGCTATCACTATTCCTATTGGTAATTTGCTTTTCATTGTTATGTTGTATATACAGATTTACCACTTTCAGCTATCACTATCCATGCACCATTACAGAATCCATATATTTTCCCGTCATTGGCTGGCATGTCAGGAATAGTAGCAAGTTTTGTTCCGTTTTCAGTTGCTTTTGCCAAAGCAGAAGACGCCGTTTTCTTTGCAGAGTCGGCAGTCGTTTGCGCAGTGCCAGCCTTTCCATCAACGGCAGCAAGCATCCCGGTTAAGGTCTTCTCATTCGTTACTCCTGCCAAGAAATCCTCAATCTCCTTAAATGTATCAATAGCCGTAGTCGCGTCTACACCTTTAACCAGCGTATCTAATGCTTGCCTCACACTATTGATAGACTGTTCCAGTTTTGATTCCTCTGTCTGTGCCCTTCCACTTTCAACAAACAAATCTTGCTTACTTGCGAAGCTCCCTTGTAGGTCTTCCAACAAAGATGATGTTGCCGGAAGTTTATTAACTCGTACTTTGATATATTGACCGGGAATTAGATAATTCTCATTCATATCACAACAAGAACCAACATTAAGATTCTCCTTAAACGATACATAACTATGCCCAGTAGAACTTTTCAGTAGTACTACCCGGTTGTCATTTGTATCATCAAAAGTCAGGTTAATAGCAATGTTCCCCGACACCTGAATCGGCTGGCTATCAAACCACCCGTCTTCCACTTGAATAAAATTTAGACTTATCATACAGTTCTGTTTTATGATAGTTATTATATCAATTCCCATCCTTTCCTAACGTCTTCCATATTAGCCGGAACGCCATTCTCAACATAGCTCATAGCAGAAACTATCGCAATAAGCTGTTCTTTATTGTCTCTACGTAAAACAGTATGTCGGGATACCCCTGAACGCCGTTCTACTGTGGAAATATACGCTTCTGTATTATTCTCACATGGCGGTGCCCATCTCATTATGACATCTTCAAGTTCGTTTGACACTCCATCTTTATCAGTATCATACTTGTTCAAGATGTATGTTTGGAGAGTCTTAAAAGCAGCCCGGTATCCGTATGCCATAGACGTGAATTGAAAGAAGCTCTTATCTGTTTGTGTTGCAGATAAGCCCTGCCATTTTGTGCTATTCTTCCTAATATTCAATGGATTGTTATTTCGTAGTCCTCGTGTCATTTCTGTTCCTCCTTATTTCCTTTGTTATTTTTATTCATAAAATCATCAACTGCATGTATCATCTTGTCAGGCTCGTTTTTATGCTTTGCTATTTCAGCAGCAAGTATGGCTACTTGTCGGTAGTCGTCCTTCATTTTATCTTCCGCTTTTTCGTAAATACTTTTGACTTCTATGGCACCAAAAGCGATTGCGCCCAATAATGTTACCAATGGGAAAATTGGAATATGCCAGTCGTAATAGTTATCCAAAAACCAAACTCCCCCCATCTGCATACAATCAACGAAAGTTAAAGCTAATAGTGCATTATAATACCGTGCAATTTTATCAACGGTTTTTCTAAGCATATAACTCGTTCTTGCCTCACCTCTTTGTTTAGCTTTTCTGTATCCACTCCATAAGTCTGCCCCGATCAGCAATAATACAAGCATGTAGATGCCAAATAGCATCCATGCAATTACAAATAATTCATTCAGTTCTTTCATCGTTATCCTGTGTTTGTGTCATATTCTGTGTTTGTTATTCATTCAATACTTTTTTCATCGCATCCATAAAGGATGGAGAACACAATTCCGAAAGCTGACGAATCAGGTTACATTCACGATCATCATATTCAGTCTCTCCTTTAGAATTGAATATTTTAAGAGCGAGAGCATGTGATTCTATCCCTCTACCAAACTGGTAAATAACGTCTGCAAAGTCCTTCTTAACGTCTTGTACAACGCATTTCGTCTTTGTCATGTCTGTGAATATTTCTATTCTTTCAAAATTTATTTTCATATCAATATAATTTATTATACCCAATCAGCCGTACTTATTACCTCGTAAGTAAATCCTCCATCGTTGGGCGAGGAATCATCACCTGTATATACTGTGAAGTAATTGGGGTTTTGAACGTTTACGGAAGCATATATAATATTATTTCCACGCACGCATGTATATCCTGTTAAATGAATAGCATATTCATCGTGAGACACTGAATAAGGTAAGTTTACTTGATAATATCCAGTGCTAATTCTACTACTTGTTAATTTACTTCCATCGAAAGTTTTTTGCAATATCATTGTTCCATTTGAAACAACACCGGAGAACAATACTTTTTTGCATGAACCGTACCTCTTTGTAGTCATAAAATCCACTCTATTCAATACAATCCAACCATAAAAATTGCTTGAATCTCCATATCCCATAAGTTCTATAACCTCTCTCGATAAAGTGAGTTTGGTTTTCTGTATCCCATCTTCAAAAAAATATTTTCCAGAAGGTGCCGTAACATCAACAGTCCCGGTAAATGTCTCTCCATCGAATTTCCAGTTAGCAATACGCATTGTTCTTCCACTATCAGCAAGTGTCCAAGTAATCATAGAATTGATACTCCCATCACCCCAACCGCCTGAAGCTCCGGCGGCTATATTATCAAATGACATTGTTTCACCATTTCCACCAACACTAATATATATACCCGACTTCGACCACGGCTGTCGTACAGTTCCAGTAATCTTCACATTCTGAAGTATGCTGTTCTTGACTATTGCTCCTTCCGCAGTCATTATTCCTGTGATGGATACTTTAAATGGAGCGGAAGAAGGAGTAGTAGCACCCACCCATAAAGGATAATCACCGCCAACAAGACCAGCCGCAACAGTCGTATTATCCGACTTCATAATCAAAAGCTGATTGCCCTGCATGAACCGGAGAATAGCATTTTGAGCCATAATCAATGGTGTATAAACTGGCTGAAGAGTATTGAATTTCTGCCAATAAGTCGTGTTAGTTACTGGAATCGAACTACTTGAAGTATGAGTTTTCAGACATTTGTAAGCATTGAAAGTATTCGCCCCAGTCGTAACAATAGCAATATCCAAGTACCGGGTGCCGGAAGTTAAAGCCTCGTCATTGCGATACTCTACCCCGGCGACCCATTCAGACTGCCGAAGAATACATCCTTGTAATCCGTCCTTTCCTTTATCACCGGGCTTTCCATCATTTCCATTATTTGCCCTGCGCCTTACGACTATGTGCCCTTGTACTTTCATTCTATTACAATTTTGCTAATGCCTCATTTGCGACTTCTTTAGCGCGTTTGCGCCATGCTTGAAAATCAGAGTATTCCTTCAAATATTCAGCACGTTTTACTTCTGTTAGCTCACTCGCTTCATCTTTGGCTTCTTCATAATTGGCGAATACAGCTTCACGTCTATCTGCCGAATAGCGATCAGTTACAATAGCACTGACAAGCTCTTCATACGTTCGCCCGGTTGCGTTTACATTCTCACAAACCAACTGTTCACGCTTTTCACCTTCAACGGTAATTTCGTTTTTGGCATAATCAAAAAACAGTCGTACCAAACTGCCTTCCACTGTAACTTGTACACCTTCGGGTACCACTCCATTAAAATCACTGTACGCTTTCATTTTTACCTCCTTTTAAATTATTCATCAAAATAATAAGCACTCTTTCCTTCACGAAGTGCGCGTCTTTTAATAATCACATTCTCCACCGGGAAAATTTTATCACCTGTCTCTTGTTCTCGCAATCTCGCTTGGTCGAGTACATCTTTCAGGTTAAAGCAATTTGTTATGAACTTGTATTTTGAACCGTTCATTTCAAACAGTACACAATACCTTCCGTCTCCCTGTGAAGTCTTCACATTTGTTTCAAAATCCAACACCTTAATGGGAATATTCAGAATTTCCATTAATCTCATTTCTGAAACATCAAAGAACTTCTTTCCGTCCTTCGTCTTTCCACTTTGTTTGATTCCTTTGTCAGCAAAACTCATATCATTATCTGTTATTGTTTTCCATAAATTTCGGCAATCTCCCCATTTACACCATCCCCAGTATGATGCACGGATTTGTTGCTTACGTTTACGACTCTTAATTCGTTTATCTTTTCGCGCGAAGGTTTTCTTCATGTTTTTACGTAGCCTTACATTATCCGGTGTAAAGCAATATCCCAAGAAGTTAATCCTTCTTCCTCTTACTTCTTTTTCGCTTTCTATGTTTTTTGTTTTCATGCCTAACTTCCGTTCCTATTGGAGAAATACAACTATTTGCTTTCACTACCAATCCATATTCTGCACTTATCCGGTTATATTCCCGGAGTAGAAATTTTGCTTCACCCTTTGTTCGTGCAAGCATCACGTTATCATCGCAATACCGATGCAAGCATTTGACCTTATACTGTTCTTTGAACCTGTGGTCTATCGGGCTTACTGCGAAATTTCCGATTGGTTGGCTTGTGTACGCTCCAATCGGTACAGCTCTCTTTCCGAAGTTCTTCATTTTCTAAAATATCAATTAACTCTTTTCCGCTATCATAACTCAACAATGCAATCTCAATCAACTTTATAAACTTCTCGTCTTTGAATTTTCGGCGAAAAGCATTAATCACAACTTCGTGTGGAATACTCTGATAAAACTTTTTGAAATCAGTCTTTACAAGCCACTTGTATTCAGGATACCTACGCAAAAACATCTTCATGCGTTTGACTCCAAAATGAAGTCCTTTTCCCTTTATGCAAGCACTCGTATCGAGAATAAGACTCTTGTAAATATCTGCTCCAATCACTCTCATTATGGCATGATGGAGAATACGCCACGGGAAATAACTCTGTTTCGCAATATCCCTTCTCTTTCCCGCATCACTGACAACTGACATTATACTGAAGTCAGGATCAGGGAAATCCAGCGTTAAAATCATCTTCCTTAAAGCCTCTAAATCATCTTTGGCGCGTTCGTTATGACGGCGGATAAATCGGTTTTTCTTCACCTTTCCATCCTGTGCATCTCTATCCGCTTCCCGAAGATTATCCATATCAGCAATCTGTTCTATCAAAAATCCTCTTCTCTTAGTCATTACCTTCTATTTAAAATTTACACCATACTTCTAATTTGTCTTCTTCAGACCTATATTGATTATTCCGATATTGCAAGCCCATTTTGCTTGCTTGAATAATTTGCCCGGAGCTTTCGAGAATAAACCTACTAACACCGCTTGTCTGTGTTCGCAAGAGAAACAGACCTTTCCGCTCGTGATTTTTTGACATCGTAACTTGTTGGTTACTACGCTGCAACCATAATATTGCAGGGTCATGGTTCAGGGAACTCGCAGATTTCTCCACGATATAATAAGTATGGCGAGAGCCGACATTCGCATTCGAGTTCGACCAAGCGTTATTCGAGTTCGCATACGCCAAGCCGCAGTTCGCACCGTTATTCGCATTACCGCCCCAAAAGACCAGCTCTTGTTCCCTTCCGCCAACCGTCCACCCCTGTCGGGGGCGTCACGCTATTCGTTGTTCGAGAACGTGACGCTGTGAACGGATTTGTAACTATTTGTATTTCAAAGAACTAAGTTTGTTTCAGCTATCAAGACGCCATCAATTCAGCACCCGTAACGAATGTTAAATTTCCATAATAAGCAAGGCGAGAGCCGACACCCGCACCCGAGCCCGACCAAGCGAAAACCGAGTCCGCATACGCCAAGCCGCAGTACGCACCGTCAGTCGCAGCACCGCCCCAAAAGACCAGCTGCCCAGTGTTGTTAGCCCAAGAATAGTCAGCCCAATAAGATGTACTTCCACCTCCAATTTTTGCCGGGAAAATATCGAAGTTGTCACCCGCCATAATTTCTTGTACATATCCACTTGTTGTTATACGGGTTGCTTGTCGGTATTCCCCGTTAGGGTGAGTCGATACTTCAGCAGTAGTCGGAAGTCGGTTGCCTTTATAAATGAATATTTCGGTTCCGTCTTGTGTATCATTGGCAGAGTTTCCACAATATACCCCTTGTATATCTTCCCATTGCCATCCATAAGGGTCTTCAATACCCATCATGTTCACGCGGGAACAATTCACGCCTGTGTTACTTCCATTTACAACAGAAATGCCAATCTTTCCCCAGTTATCACCAAGACTCTTTGTTTCTCCGGTTTTCAATGATGCCGCAGCACCCCATAAATCCAAATTTGAGCTACCACTGACACCATACCCCAGCTTTGCTTGAATATTGGTATCTCCATATTCAGATAGCCCAAGCATCATAATAAGTTTACGTTGATCGTAGTCAGTCAATCCCCAATCTTTACCATTCACTTGTGCAGCACTCCAAAAGGCATTGATAGTCTTATTTCCCGCCGGAGCTACCCCGGAACGAGAAACAAGCGAACTGCCTGACATAGAACCTTTATACGCACCGATACAGTTGTATTGCCCACCATTGGCACCGCCGATATAATGTCCTCCGATTGGATACATACTTAACCATAAATAGGGTATTCCGCTTACACTGTCAGTCTTAACTAAAAAGTATAAACGCGGAGAAATGAACATTACATGTCCTTTGGATTCATCGAGTGCAGTACCATCGGCAAATACCCCTGAATTATTCGGAGATAGTTTAGAGGCTTTCCCGGCGTTATTAACGAGATAACGCCCACTCATTCGTTTATATTCAGCCCATGCAGCCGTATTTCCTACAACTCCATACGCAGTACTACTCTGAACCTTATGCTTTAAAGGGATGCCCCATGCGACTTGTCGCAGGAGTTGTTCATTACCTGTATTAATTGCGTTCATCAGATTCTCCAATGAAATACGGCGAACATTACCGTCAATCTCAACAAGTACACTATTGCTTCTTAGCATAGATTGTACCGTGGTTTCACTTCCTAAAGTTTTTGATGCCATAATTTTGTATTTGATTAATTATTAATTGAAGTTACATTCTGCAACTACATCTACGTCATACAGATTACCATTACGATCTGTTTCAGTTGTTGTTACTGATATGCTGTTTGTAGATGAAGATTTCAGACTCTTCCAGTTTTCCTTATCCATTATATTCATTGTCCATGCGGCAGACGAAGGGGAATATGTCGCTCCGGTAGTCATATTGACAATTTTTGCACTAACAGTTACCGGACTACCTGTGTCCACCTCCTTATTAGCTGAAGAAATGTAGCATACAACTTGAAATTCATCCGCAGTATCAATAATACGGATACCCGAACGTGCCAAAGGTTGTGAGTCACTGGAAGACTTGTACACTTCAGCAATGAACAGTTGAGTACCATCAACATCACCTCTTCCAACAGTAATTGTTTTTTGCCCGTTTTTGTCTGCCCATGCCGCCGTATCTTTGTACCATTTCACATAATAGTCTGATGCTTCATTTGCTCCGAGATATAATTTTGTCTGCAATGAAGTTGAAGTAATCTTACTTGTTAGCTGTTCGGTTGTGGCAAGAATGGCAAGATAATATGAACTTGCACCTATGTTTTGAATTACAATAGGTAAATCCTTTGTCAAGTTATACTCTACTCCGGCAACCGTAGCCACACACGAATAAATAAGAGTATCCCCGGCAATATTGGTCTTACTTGCTAAATTGGCAATAATCTTAATAGCTCCGGTAGTAGTATTCATTTGAAACTTTCCGGTGCTATCAGTCTTCCATCCGCTACTTTCCGCACCATTAAATTTTAATGCTACGCCATTGTATGTCCAAGTATGGTTTGACAATGCGACTGCCAGCCCATGCGATGAAATAACCTTCGGAGTTCTTATCGGTTGGTTTGCCGCTTTCGTCCAATCCGGCGATACGACTCCACTTTCAGCATCTACACCCTGAAACAGAGGTATTCCGTTATTGTCAAAACTAAGTGTCAAGCTATCATTCGCTCGTAACCGCTTGATGGTAATACTATTTTGGGCACTGTAATCATAAGCCATAATTCCATCCTCCTTCGTTTATAATGTTATTTATTTCCACGTTTGTATATGTTGTACCTCCAAGTATTTGAACGCGAGCTTCAAAATCACCTTCGAGGAAATCACTATTCATTATCTCTTTTTCATTGATAATGATAAATCCTTTCTTTGTCCTGTGTCCACTATCACTGATCCCAGCATTAGTGACCGTTTTGGTTTTTGCTACTACATATCTCATAATTATCAGTTTATGTAAACATTCCCACTTTTATCTGTATATTCTGTACCCGAAACATCAGTCATAACTTTGAATATCGGCTTCTGTTCCGCTTCTACATATATATCAAGCCAATCATCAAGATATGTATTGCCAATTCCAGTACGGGATAATGTTATCACTGTTTCAGTTCCTTCATTATGTTGTACCCCGGTTAAGTTCTCTGTATCAGTAAACCATACCATCTTTAAAATTGGGGCAGGAACCGGAACGATATTTCCATTGTAATGCACCATTACTTTATTATAGTGAGTTGTCTCACCCGGATTAATGGAAACTCCGCTTACTGGTTCCACATCGAATTTGGGATAGACCCGGTTAATGGAAAACTGTTTCCTTGCTTTTTCTTTTCCACCAACATTTACAACCAAGAGAAAATCACCTTTTTCTATCAGCCTCAAATCCATAGTGATCTTTGTTAAGGTCAAAGTGATTATTTCATGTTTGGCAGTTGTAAGCTGTGTCAAGACACCACCACTACCGATACTGTATAAATTCAATGTATAACCAGAAGACAAAAGTGTATCTCCTTTATGTACAGATACAGAAATAGAGCGTTCGTATGCGTTTTCGTTCAGCGCAGCATTACGTGCAGATGTTGAAGCCGTAGTCAAACCATTAGCAACTTTATAATCATACAGCAGCAAAGCATCCTCAAATGGATTGTACCGGATGATTTGGTCGTCTCCGATTGATAAGCTGTATTCATCTTCACTTTTATCTACGGTAGAAAGAGTTATAGTATCCGTCTTCACTGGAATATTTGCACCCAATCGGGTATCAGCAACTACACCTTCAAAATGAAGCTCGAAACTCTCACCCGGAGAAACATTGCGGTTGATCGTAATTGCACCACGAGTTGAGCCAACAGTATCAATAGAATACTTTCCATTCCAAGAAACCACAGTTGAAGCCTCTTTCCCGTTGATATACCACTTCATATCGGAAAGTAGTTCATTTGCATAAGGAGTATTCCAGCTACCATCCGTACAATTAGCAATAACTTCCGGCAGAATCACAAGCGGAGTAACGCCACGATCAGGCTCATATTCACCATTCTCACTATTATATACTTGCGAAGCCGGGCTATTCGGAGTCATAATTTTCAAGCTGACTGCAATAGTCAATGGCTGAAAATCTTTTCTAATTCTTTTCTTTATACTTTCCATACTCTATATACTTATAATAGCTTTCGCCGTATCAGTTTTATTTGTTGCCGTAACAGTAAATAATGTACTTACAGATGTGATAGCGTTATCTCCGAGGTCTTCATAAGCAAGCGTTATATTTCCGGCAAAGTTTTTATTCTTGATTGCCCACGCTTCATCATCTGCCGTATCACCACTATCACGGGCTATTCTCCATTTTGTCACAGTATCGGTTATATCGCTCCAACCTTTGAATACTCTACAAGTAATGTCCATAGTCTCACCAAAAGCAAGAAAATTATCTCCTTGCGTATCTATCTCAATACGTGCCGGGTAGTTTTCAAGTTGTTCAATAACTCCGGTCATGTATATGTTATTCAAATAAGCAGAATAACCTTCCATGTTCATTCCGAAGACAGACAAGTTGCTCAAATCACCAAATTGCGCCCCGATATTATCTGAAGTAAACTCCCAGTCATTCACTCCACGCAAATAGCGTTCATACATTCGAGTAGAATAGCGGGAGGTCTGCCGTGATTTATCTGTGAAGTTTCCGTATCCGACAAAGTGCATTGCCTCACACGGGTGGAACAAAAATCTCCAACGGTCACTTACTCCACGAAGCATATACCGGAACTTACTGTTTCTTCCAGCCTCCAAAATCTCCGTAATACGAAAATAGCAGGTATAAAATCCTGAAAATTGGAAGTTTCCTATGCCATCATCGTAATCATCAGAGAAATTATTGTCCAACGTCAATCCGTCATGGAATATGCCCTGACAAATATCATCTACGGCAATTTTCCCAATTTCTTTGTCTTGCAAGTGCAGTACTATTGTTCCGGTATTAAGAATGTTCCCTTCATTATCAGTATCAGGAACCACGCTTTCTATAACTCCACCTCCGGGAGCGTTCCAGCTATTACCCACCTCAATACTTATCCGGTTATATCGCAGTTCAGGTACTTCCAAAAACTTGCGGATAGATAATGAATCAAGCCACGCAGAGCCGAATTGGTCTATCTTGCCTCCAAAGCCAGCAATACCTTCAGCAAATTCACCGAAGACAGCACCTTTGAGAAACTGGATTACTCCTTGAGCAATATCATCAGAAATTTTAGAGAGGAACAACTTACTTCCAAATGTCCGAATCAAGCTGTTAATTTGTTGGCTGTTATATCCGCCTGAACCTTGTCCGCCTCCAATAGAATCTATTGCATTTTGTATCTTTTCAAGAGTACCGACAGATTTCTCATTTGCCAATGTCACCTCATAAGTTGGAACAAGCCCTTCTCCTTCGGTTATCCTCAATGAATCAATAATGATACTTCCATCAATATTAAAATCGGATTCAGTGAATAGCATTAAGTCGCCTTCTTTCAGTAAGCTGTAAAGTTGCGGATGCCGAGCCATGTATATCTCGTCAATCTTCACTTCATAGGTATAGCGTACATAATCATTTTTTGCTAAATACTCCTTACCAGCTTTCAATAGGCGTTGGGCGGCAGCAGATATATACACTTCCGGCATATCAATATTCAAAAGCACGAATTTATCTCCGGCTTTTATATTGTAATGCTTATATGGAAAATAGAGCTTCAGCCCATCATCATAAACACGATTGCAAGTGAGAATGTATTTATTACCTTTTTTCTCACATTTGGTAATCTCAAATTCTCGTCCACCACACATACCATCTTCCATACTGATGGTGGCTGTTTCTCCGGTCAGATAGTCATTTATATCAAAACCAACATCTTTAAGAGTCAAAAGAAATGGTGGAATATCCTCTCCATCTTTCAACTGATCCCATGTACCATCATCGCTGATCGCTTTGCCATCCTTTTCGGTTGCATCCGTCACAATCTCGTCCAAGTTTCCATTGTCCCCGGAATCAATACTGCATGATATTCCGGCACCAATAAGTTGCTCCGCAGTCATGCCTTCCATTGACGGATAAATCTCTGGTAATGACTCGTCACTTCCATCGAAATAGATGCTATCCTCCCGGATTCCAAGCACCGATATGTTCGGACTATCAATATAAACATCAAGTGCCTTACGAGGAAAATCCGGTAACATCAAATTTTGTACTGCCATGTTGTTAGGCAGATAATTGGTAAGAGATGCGTCCGACAACTTATTGTAATATCTAACTGGAAGATTCCTCGTGCTTCCATATACACGAAGGCGGGTAGTTATTTGCTGATTACTTTCAGCCACACGCTGAATCTCAACTAATCCTTTGCCTTTCCCATATTGAAAAACATTATCAATTACTACTCCGGCGGTACCAATAATTATCTTCCGTCCGCGAATAATGAAATTTGCATTGAATTTCGACTTGATGAAATCCAAAGCACCCCATACCTTAATCTTGCTGACATCAATATTTACATTGGTTGTATCAACATATTCCGGGTGTACTTCAACCGTCCACTTTTGTTCGTCAGTATAAACACGATCAAGATTAGCTTGTATCCGATCAGCCAAATCCTGTATGCTTGACGCGAAGAAGCTAAAATTTGGAAGCGAAGAAAAATGAACGTAATTATCTGCAAGAATATAATCAAGAAAATCACATCGAGTTAGTTCATCCGAATCATTATTGAACTTTACGCCATCATAGACATAAGACTCACCGCTCTTTTTTGCTCCGGCTTTCTTTAAAACACTTGGGTCATAATTTATTGTGAATTGTTCATTACGGTAAATGAAGTAATCTCCAATTTCAAAATCAATCGGTAGTTCAGAGTATATGGTCGTATTTACAAAACACTCACCCATAAAAGTACCACTGTATTGTACTTTTCGTACCTCACAGCGCACCTTTGTTCCTGTTTTGTCATATACCTTCCACATATTATCTCTTCTTTTCTACTAATGCTAAAACCGTAGCCATATCAATACTGTACGAAGGAACAATTTCCGTCTTTGGGTCAGTTACCCGGAACTTCACCTTAAACATGACAACATCACCATCTTTAGTCGAATGGAAGTCATAGTTACTCGCTCCAAGAAAGTACAAATTCTGCCTTCCTATATTGGTATGAGGACTATACACCTTCAAAGTGGCACCATTGCCATCTTCTCCAATCAGGTAGCCTAAAAATGACACAATCTTATCATAGGCGGTTGCCATTTCACCTGTATAACATATTCCAGCTTCAAGATCATAAGCCTTTAGTGGTAATACGTCAGGGATGAAAGTATCCTCTCCGTTTTCGTCAGCCCAATCACGTTTTGGCAAATCCTTTGTTTCAGGATACAATTCAAATGGAAAATCGGTACACACCATCTTCCATTCAGTAAGAAGGTCTTTCACCTTCGCACCGTCTGAAGTTTTCTGAAACAATATGCTATATGCCTCTACCATTACCTCGTTTTGTATGACAATAAAAAAAGAGCTTGCTATTGGGGCTATTAAACTCCAATAACAAGCTCTTTTGGCTTTTATTCTTTTTATTACGCTACAAAACTATACATATTTTCTATTATTTCAAAGATAAATATGAATATTTTCTATTTCTGCTATCAAACATGTTGATAAATTTGGTGTGTTGACTTTTTTATTAATATTTTTGCGTTTACATTAAAATGAATAGAAAATGTTTTGGGCAATTCTTTGGATTATAATAATAGTTGTAGTCATGGCAATATGTTTTAGTGTGTGTAGTGGCTGGTTTTATATTATTATATGGATAGTTGGTGGGGCACTATCGCTGTACTTTGGAATTAAACATGAACTAAAAAAATGAACTAATGAAACAAGATAAAATATATCTATCTTCTCCATTCAACACTACCATAAATGAAAATGGCGGAAATGGGATATTGGTATTACACAAAAAGAACAAGAAAATAAGCATAGAAGGAACATTCTATCAATTTTCAGATATTGATAGTTACGAAATAACAGAAGAAATTATTCAGAGACAAAATCCATCCAAAACAACTATAAAAACAAATACTGGCAATATGGTAAAGAGAGCTATTATAGGTGGTATTGCTTTGGGTGGTATCGGCGCAGTTGCGGGTGCATTAACAGCTTCTAAAACTATTGAAACCAAAGAAGAACCGATCTTAAAGGCTCCATTTAAAAGGATTCTTATAAAGTTAAAATCCGGGAAGATGATTGATATAAAGGGGGAACCACATAACGAACCCTACTTCTTATATTCCGACTCCGAACATTGGAATAAATATATAAATAAGTATTGCCAATGGATTGAATTTGCAATGAATAAAGCCGGGAACTAACCCCGGCTTTCTCTCACTAACACTTCACCTTCATACTTCACATGGCAATTAGAACCATGAAGGTAAACATAGACTTTTGCAATATCCTTTTGTTTTATTGTGACTTCTGCATCATCATACAAATTCACGAATACTTTAGAGAATTTAGATGCGTCAATATGAATTTTGCTCGTATGCCGGACATATATATCACATGACGCATAACCATCAAAAATCAATGCACCTTTGCAGTCTCCACAAATCACCGCTTTATGATTGAGATTCACTCCACCAACCGGGCAATCTACAAATATGTTATTTCCCTTCAATAGTTCTTGTGGAAAAGCCTCTTTAATAAACTCATTTGTCGGATAATTATGCAGTATTGCAAAATCAATCCCCCGGAGCCACATTTCAATCAACTCCTGTTTATTACGATTTTCACTCCAATCATTTGTCCATTGCTCACACAAACCGTAGAGAATGGCTTTATCACGTAAATCTTTATTCAGTTTATCCATGACCGTATTATTTTAAATAAAAACCACGATTTTTGTCTATTCTCGCAGCACTTAACATATCTCTGATTTCAGTAACCAATGCTACGTTATCAGCCGTATTTTTAGCAATAGCTTTGAGTTCCGTAAGCTGGGCTTGGGCAATCATATTCATTTGCGGGTAATATTCCTCGATAAGCTGTCTCACAAGAATCAACTTTGCGGCAACATCAGCGCGTATGGCATTTATATATGAAGCAAGCAAATTGGCGGTGTCTTCAGTTACCCCTTCGATACCCTTGCTTAAACCGGAACTTTCAGCTTCTTCTTTCATACTGACTCCGTATTTCTTCTCCATATACTCATTCAGCTTATCAAGTGCATCATAGTAATCATCTGTCTTACTACTCACACCCATCAGGTAGTCGGCAATGTCTTCAAGCTCACTATCATCAAGTTTAAAATCAGAGCCAAACATTCCACTCATACCATCTTCACCGAATAACATGGTTTGAAGATTTTTCATAGCTGGTTCAAGAATGGCAAGTTTCAGAACAGAGTTCATTACATCACCCATAATTTCCGCAGCTTTCTTTTTAAAGGCTTCAGCACCATCTTCTCCTTTTTGCCATGCCTCATACAAAGCATCCCCCAACTGTGAAGCCCAATCTTTCAGATTAATTCCATAAAGAGAATCCGCAGCATCCTCGGCAAAATCCTTAATCTGTTGCTTCAACTCTGCAATCTGATTGTTATAGTCTTCAACCTTACTGTCGTCAGTCTTCTTCTTGTCAAGTTCATCCCTTCGTTGTTGTTCCACCTCCGAAAGCTGTTCCTGCAACAAAGCACGTTGATAACCGTAAGCACCTCCTTCATTATATGCCTTGACACGTTTTTGTAATTTAGCCGATTCCGCAGCATACTTTGACAAGGACATCATATCAAATATGTTTATTTTGCCTTTGTTACGAATGGCATCTATTTGCCCGTTCAACTGATTTAGTCTAACCTTATCATTCTCTGCATCAATTAGTTTTAGTTCAGTTCCACTACCCAATGTTTTTTCGAGGATCGCATCTATTTGCTCATAAACATTCTTTAGATGCTGAACACGTTCCTTGCTTTTCTCAATGGCTTTATCCAGTTTTTTATCATGGGCTTGCGCAATCTTACCAATCCAATTTACGGCTTCTCCGGCTGCGGCAGCAATACCACCAACGATACCTCCTTTAGCAAATCCCTGACCGATATTACTTACCGAAGTCATAGCATCCTGCACATTACCCATAGAATCTGCCATGCTCTCATTTCCTAAAGAATCGAACATATCAGACATCTGCCCAGCAAATGTTCCCACAAGTTCAGCACTTTCGGCGGCACTTTCTCCAACTGCTGCCAATTTTTCTGATAAATCTCTATCATCATCAGCATCATTCGAGAACAGGTCTTTGATGTTCTTTGCAAGGGTGGCGAAAGGATTTTTATTCAATCCTTCCTTGTACAAATCATGGATAGCCTTTCTCAACTTCTCAATTTGAGAATATTGCCCGGAAACATCAACACGATTACCCTCCGAGTCATTATACCAAGAAGTATATGAAACTGGCTTACCATCTTTATTCTTAGTTATCTTCGCATTATCAACTATCTGTTGTGCAGTAGTTGAGGCTTGCTGTATCTGACCGTATGATTTATACGTTTGGTCGCCAAAGATTTGTTCCCATACCGGAAGAAGTTCAAGTAATTGCCCTTTCAACTTTGCCACTTCTTCTTTGTATTCGGTAAACAATGCTTTTTGACCGGGAGACATGCCATCTTCATTGCCAAAGAGTTCTCCACTGTCACCGATAAATCCTCCGGTAAGTGGAGCGTATTTTTCACTCAAATCACGTATCTTTTCTGCAATGGACTTGTATTTATTGATAGCTGTTACTTCTTTCAGCTTCACCTCCAAACTATCTTTTTCAATAGCATCTTTGGCTTCCTTCCATGCTTTAAAGAATTGCTTGTACAATACCACTTCTTTACCGCCAAGAGCTTCAGTTGCTTCTTGTTCTGTGAAAGTAAAAGGAACATAAACGCCTTTTTCTTCCATCTTCTTCTGTATGGAATCCCTTAATTCTTCAGACTTCTTTTCATAATCTGTCATTACACCAAAGGCGAATACAGAAGCATCCTTCTTACTTGCTCCGGCATTAAGAAGCTGTTTATATAAATCCCATTTCTTTGTTGTATCCGAAACAAACTTCTCTATTTCAGATATAGCCTTTTGGAGAGATTCTTTATCAACTTTCGCCGCCAAATCAATATTGTAAGTATATGCGCTTTCTGTCAAAGAGCGTCTATCCTTAGTCTTGTCACCTGATTCTTTTAGTATCTTCTCAACTTCTTTACGGGCATCTACGGAAATAGACTCCACCGTGGAACCTTTGAACAAGCCTGAAGCAAATAGTCCGCTTTGTTTTGTACGGAAAAGGGCTTCTGCTTTACCATAGGTATCACTTAACTTCTCGTACATAGACATGAAATCTTTGACTTGCTTAAAGCGTTCCTTCAATGCCTCCAACGCCGGGTCTTTCTTTCCCAAGTCTTTTCCAAAATCATCCTTATCACCTTTATTAAGGAAATTCTCTCGTACAGCCTTATAGAAGTCATAAACAGCTTGCGCATCATTTATAGCATCCGTATTGCTCTTTATACGTTCAGCCGCTTTAACAGCCAATGCAGCCTCTTTTACCTTGTCGTCCAATGCCTCCACTATCTTTTCATCGGAAGTCATGGTTTCAAGTTCTTTATCTGTAAACATCTGTATTGGCTTATTTTTCACCATACCTCCCGGTTTGGTAGCAAGCTCTTCTTGGAATTTCTTTATCTTTCCTGCTAATGATCCATACAACACTTTCTCTGTGTATCCAACAATAACAGGTTCTATCTTATATTCCACAGTCAGAATTTGGGTGCCCAACATGCGCTCGATCTCCGGTGTCATACCTTTGATTTTACCGAGCATATCATTGATTAACATGCGGAGAGATTCAACTTGTGCTTTTGTCAAATTTGAAAAATCCCATCCTTTAGCTTCCAACTGATTTTTCACGCTATCAGCATAGATTTTCAAATCAGGAAGAACATCATTATTCAAAACACTCATAGCATGTGCATTTTCATAAGCAAAAGCCGCTAATGCCTTTGATGCTGATAATGAAGACCTATTTAATGAAGAAGATACATTCATCCATGCGTTTTTATATACGGTCATTATCCGAATTTGATCTTCCAATGGTTTTCCATCAATAGCCTTTGCAAACTCAACATCTCCCTTTGCCGCTTCTTGTATGGCATTATTTATCTCTATCCGATATTTGCCAATGCCTATCAACTCTTTATTAGCATCAGCCAAAGCATCCAAATAATCTTCGATATTTTCAACTAACGAATAATCAAACCATCCGTCAGTTGCCTCATTTGCAGTTTCCCCAACAGAGCGAATATCATTCAGAATCTTATATGCTTCTTTGGCATCCAGCAAAGCATTACGAAGGAAGATATATCGTTCAGCTAAATCCTCAATAGCATCAGCTTCTTTAAATATGTTGTTTACATCAGGAGTATAATCTTTCAGAACTTCTTTAATTTCTTTGATAGCAGTTATCAAACCGTCACCGTTTACCTGTACAGTATCTATCCCGTTGAACTTGAGAAGTTGCTTTTCCAAGTTTTTATATCCTTCTTGTGCTGTTTGAGAGAGTTCTTCGATACGTTGTTTCATATCTTCACTCTTTTGCTCCATTTTCTGCCATCCGCTCATAATGAGAGCTAATCCGGCAAATATGGCTGTATATGGATTCCAGACAAGAGACTTCAATGCAAGTCCTACACTTCTTATCCCGGCTCCGAGAGAGTACATCATCACGGTGTAACGGCTCGTGCTAAGAGCAGCTTTCATTTCAGCCTTTGTTATACCTAATAACTGGGCAATATGTCCGGCTTGTCCTGACTTCAATCGACCGAGTGCCATTAAACGCAAAGCATATTCTTTAGTAAGCTGCCCACTGGATGCAAGTAATTTCCAATCAGCAGTACTCATTGTTCTACTGGATGCAATTACCCCTTTTTCAGCCGCGTTCAGAGCCCTGTAACTTTGGGCTACAATAAGATTTGATGCCGCCTTCCTCTTTGAAGCAAGAGCACTTTTAATAAGCAACACATTTTCTTCTCCCATTGCACGATTCACGGCAAAAGCAGCTACGCGCTGACTTCCAAATGCAATAACCGCAGTTTCGATCACCGGAACAAGGGATTGCCAGTTTGAAGTCAATTCAGTAAGAATTTCGGCGGTTCCTTTCAAAGTACCATTCATGGATTCTGCAATGTCAGCCATCATAATGTCGATAGCATCTCCCAAGTTCTTCCATTTTGCACTTAATGACTCTGAAAGTACTTCCTGCATATTATGGAATTTACCACCATCATCGGTCATTCCCCACAATACATCTTTCACATCTTCAAAAGACACTTTCTTCTTTGAAATCATATCAATGACTTCCCCGGCACTTATTACACGATTTTCGAGCTTACTGAATTTATCTGCCAATGCTTCAACCATCGGGATTCCAGCTTCAGTAAACTGCCTAAGTTCCTGACCGCGAAGGAAAGCTGCACTTCTGACTTGACCGTAAGCCAAAATAATACGCCCCATATCCACGCCAACACCCGCCGAAATATCAGCAAGGCGTTTGGTGGTTTCATATAGTTCATTATAAGGTATGGAGAAGGCTTTTAGCTGTTTGGTATAATCGTTCAATTCCCGGACACCAAAAGGGCTGACAACAGCTAAGTTTTTTATACTGCCAAAAATTTCATGTGCTTTCCCGGCATCATTAAGCATTGCGCTTAATGCAAGTTCTTGCTGCTCAAATTCACCTCCAATATCAACAAGACCTCTAATGAAGCGTTCCAAAGTATATATGGAATACAGACCAAGCATTTGATTTGCCAACTCTCCCGTAATGCTAAGTTGGCTTCTCATAGCTCCATTCATATTCAGTGTCGCCGAAGCATGTGCGCGGGCAGCATTGGCACTACGTTCACGAGCAGAAGCTAAACCTAATTCAGCTTTAGCGGCTGCGGCTGCTCTTTGCCGGGCAAGTTCACGCTGGGAATTAATATAGGCTTCAGCTTTAGCTTCCACTGCACGCGCACGAGTCGCGCGTAAATCACTGGCAGAATAATTGGTATTCAGTCCAGCTTTGCGTAGGGCTTCTTGAACAGCCTGACTTGCAGAAGCCTTATCTATGATTACTCCGACTTTAAATGCTTCGCCTTTTAATGACTCCCGGATACTCTTTGCCAAATCACTTTTCCGGCTTTCAATCCCAATCTTGAATGTTTTGCCATCAAAAGCAGCCTGAACTTTCTTTGAGACATCGCTATGGTCTACGGAAACTCCGACTTTAAATTCCTTTTCAGTCAAAGCCTCACGAGCACTTTTTATCAAATCAGTTTTACTCACACCTACTTTGAGGTCGAGCTTTACATCTAAATCCTTTAAAATGTCAGCCTTAATCTTTTTTCTTTGTTCGGCTGTCTTATCTCGGAATAAGATGTCAAAATATAAATTTCCGAGGTCTGCCATGTCTTATTTTGTGTTTATAAATCTCCCTAAATTGATTTTCTTTTCCCCATTATCGTATTTTGCCTTCCATTTGCTTGCAGCTTCTTTTATTTTGTTCGCATCAGGATTTGAAAATTCTGATTTTCCTTTCTTTTTGGTTGAGTCTTTCTTCAGGAAGGTAAGCGGTTTGTCATTTCCGATAAGTTCCAGTTGTGCAAGTGTCATTACCCAGTTATATCCATACATAGGCTCGCATATCAGCCCGCCAAAAAGAAGAAGTGGTTGCATCATCCATCCACCTTTATCTGATTCCCACCCGGCTCCGTAGAGGGTTCGGGAAGGGAAATAGTCGCTTCCTCCTTCTTCATTATCATTATCGTATCCTTCATTTCGGTCAGCAATGTGATATTCATAAAGAAGTTTTTGGCAGGAACTTTTTTTTTACCAGCAGCGATAATGGGAAACAGTTCATCATCCGTGTACTGTTTAATGTAGAAAAACCAACGCCAAAGTATTGGATATAAGAATTTTATCTTCCAAAAATCATTCAATATGATTAATGCAGCACTCATGCAGCTTACTTTAGCATCATTATCCTTTGCAAGCATAATATGGGTCAATTTTCGCATTGTTCCGGGCTTCATCCAACGCACTGGATATGATTTCTTTCGACCACGCATAGAAACAAGTTCCACGCTGTCACCCAATATTTCATCCAATAATCTCTCACTGTCAAGAGAAGGTTGTTCTAATTTCTTTTTTGCCATGTCAAATTTGTGTTAGTGTTGAAAAAAGAAAAGGGCGGCGGCTCGTTGCGGCTCACCACCCTTTATTGAGTTTTGCGAAAAAAGAGTTCGTTATCCTCCGGGAGCAACAGCTTCCTTCTCTTTAAGAATGTAGATGCTCGCCTTGCTCTTATCATTCATCGGGCTTACAGCCACATTGAAATAAGCAGGTTTACCGCGTTCACTGATAAGGTTAGAGTAACCTTCAATATTGGGCAAATACAAAGCTGTACTACCATCTTCAGAAGTCATAAATAACGCCCCGGTCACTTTCTTTGGTTCAGTATTGTAACCAGCACCTTCATAAGTTTTGCCATTGAATGTAGCTGTCATAGCTGCACTATCGGCAACTTTATTCATAAGAAGTTCGTTGATTTCCCCGGCAACACTGGCAACTTGGAATTGAATATCTGCATCACCAGCCGTAGCCACAGAAGTCCAAATAGCTCCCGTTGTCAATTTGATCTTAGATACATCTGCCGCACCAGTATCAAAGGTTACACCTTCATCCAATACCGGAAGTTCCATATCTGCCCCTTTGATAGCATCAAGAGCTTGATTGGCAGTTTTAATGAAATATACATTTTTCATCTGTGAGAAGAGTTCTTTCAAGTCTTCAAGAGTCTTCGTAATTGTAAATTCAGTCATAATCGTATTATTTTAAAATTTGTGTTATTTTATTGTCATTTTTGCCTGAATAATCAAGCAATGAAAACCTAAACCATCATTACCACCGGGCAATAGCCGTGGACTTATAGCAGAAAACAGTTTATTCGATAGTGGAAACTTATCTATCACGGCTTGTTGCATTGTATCCAGTACATCAGTCGCTTCCATACCATTCTTCCGGTTACGGGCAAACACTTCAATTCTACAATAAGTATCCTGATAGGCACGTCTTTCATATATCGTTGAAGGAATGGAAACAACAATGAAGTTCTTCATTTCATCTTCAACGGATTCAGGTCGGTTTGTTACAAAAACATTCCGGCTCACATCTGAAAAGATTTCCGTCAGGCTCTTCAATATGTCTTTCCTATGAAACTTTGTTCTTCCCATTACTTCATTGGTTTTAAGTTGGAGAAGAGAATGTTTTGTGCCTTCTGAAATGTATCAGTTAGCACATTGGCATTATTTCTATTCTCTAAATAAGTTGAATATTCAGTACCCGTACACATTACTATTGCGAAACCATCATTGCAATCCGGCTTATATGACTTTAGAAAATTCAGAGAAAAATCTTCTCCATAATCACCATCTGTTTTCATGGTTCCCCTCAATCCTCGGTTCTTACCGTCATAGTCAGGAGATAAGTAGGCATATTCATCTTCGGTTAGCTTCACTCTGATTGGTTGTGCCATTTCATCCCCACTTGAATAGTAATATGAAAATCTTCCATCTATGTATAATCCACAAGCATAGCTTGTTATCGTGTTTCCGGTAAAACTACTCCATCCACGTTTGCTTTTAACCGCATCATCCACCAATGCTTCACATACTTTTACCAAGTAGTTATAGATAAAGTCTGATACTATCTCTCCGGCTTTCTTCATCCCGGCATCAAGCAATGACTTGTTATCAGTATTATTGCCCATAACATTAGTTTTTTGCAAGATTAAAATAAACCGTGGTTCCCAAGTTTCCGGGATAACAGTCAGCAACCATACATTCAGTAAAAGTTCCACAACGATCTGTGACATCTATTAAAAAACCAGATTTAATCCCTTCGATTATTCCTGGAATACTCAATGCGTAATCGGCTTTAATCACGTTATCCGCTTTGAATGTACGAAGTGACGTATTACCATATTTGCGGCATATTCCTTCATAAAGAACAACTTTCTCACCCTCCGAAAATGAAGTTTCACCTTCCATCCGGTAAATGGTGCATCTGTGCGGAAATCGTGGATTATCAGGTTTCATCTTAGACCAAAGTGTACTATTTTCATTTTACTCTTTCCCGGCATATTTTCTCCCCATTTCTCATACAGTTCTTTTGCCATAGCCCGCAACTCTCGCTTGTCATAAGCTGAAGTTTGCCAACCACCTTCAACATGCTTCCATCCACCATCGCTGTCCTCCGTGTTATTTTGTGTACTGGGAGTAGCTGCACACCATAAATAAAGGTCAGCAGTACAAAGGTCAAGTTGCTTTTCTGTCAGCGAACTTGCCATTGCTCCGGCTGCAATTTTTCGTTTGAAGAGAATGGAATTAAGGGCATTGTCAGCTATTTGATAGCCAACAACACCTCTTAAATATTCTTCAATCGGCATATCAATATGAGAAACCGTATCTTCCATTATTTACTTGCCTTTACAGTCAGGTAATACATTTGTCTCACCACATTCGGCACGCACAATGCTGTAAGCTCACTCGAAATCTTCTGTACCTTGTTGTAGGCATCAAAAGTCTGTGTGATTACGGTACGTCCTTCATCATAGAAAGCAATACGAGCCGCCGGATCATTGATTACGATTGGAGTTACCGCCTTGATCGTACCGATACGAGAGGAAGGAACGAAAACAAATACATTTTCATCGAAGCTCTGCAATGTCGGAGTAGAAACCGTGCGAGTTTTCTTGTCGAACTTCTCTACAACGGAAACACTATCAATAATGGTAATCGGAGCACCAACATACTTCTCTACCAAGACCTTCATTTCATCATCCAGCAAGCTCACGCCAATTTGTACGGCAGCATCAACAGTAGTAACCAACGGATTCTTGATAAATCCGAGAGACTGCCTTACAGCCGGAATCATAATGAACTTGTCCCATGTAATCTTGTTTACTTCGATATGGTCTACCGGAGCATAGCAAGTCTGACGAATATAAGTAACCTTGTTTTTCAGGTCTTCCAATGGTGTGATACCCGTATTCAGAGTACCATCTTTCTTCCACCAAGCAATTTCCCAACGGTTCTTTCCGGGCACATGGAAATCAATGCTGACACCTGTAATACCTTGCGGGTTGTTTTCCGCGATAATATCAAACTGACCTTTAGATACAGCTTGATGGCGTTGGAACTTCAAAGAGTTGTAGTTACCACCGAGCAACATATCAGTGCTTTCAAATAGCAAGTTTTCAACACTTTGTGCCATACGTTCAGAGAATACCCCGAACTGTTGTAATGCTTGCATGTGCAAACGAATTTTTGCTTCGTCAATGTTGAACTCATGCTTCATACGAGGCATCTTGTCACTACCAAGCTCGAATCCTTCTGTATGCTTAACCGGACCGGGAGAATCGAAATCAACATACGTTGCCATCGTATATACACGAGCCGTTGCGGAGATTTGCTTAAACTCAAAATCATCCTGCATATCCGGTTCCCAATCAAATCCGGGCGTTTCAGGCTTATTATACTTTTCAGCAAACATTTCGTCAATGTACTCCTGAAAAGAAATGCCGTTATTTTCAAGCCCACGGGCAATCAAATCATAAAATGCTCTATCTCTAACTTCCATAACTTACGCCTCCTTCTGAAATAAAATGTTAGGAACCAATGCTTTGAAAATATCCGGGATAGGCTGAATACGGTCTGCGTAGACCTTTCCACTCCATACAACCGTACAAGTGACTACTTGCGTACCTTCCTCGATATAAGCATCATTCTTTGTCAGACCTGACATGTTTGTAATAGCCATTTTTTGAGTTGCACCTACGGCAGCAGCTACGGTCAGAATATCTCCTTCAGCGAGAGTATCAGGGTCAGCACTCAAAGTAACAGTAGCTTCGTTTTCGTTAATGACTACCTTCGTAACTTTTACGCCAGTACCCGTTCCATTAAGAGTATCGGGAACCTTCATAAGAATCTGACCTACGGTTGGAGTCGGAAGCCCCATGCCAACGGTCACTTTCAATGTAGTGCCAGTACTACCCTCCAATGCTTCATAAAATTCTAAGCACTTAGAAGTACCTCCGGCTCTATTAAGATACACGGGTGTTCCTGCGGGGATTACATTTCCCACGTCCGGCGTTTTTTCAAATACACCTCCACCATCTACCTTGCTAAATACATCTTTCCAAACCGGAAAGGCACCACCAAACTTTCTTGTCTTACTACCAAAAGTATTACCAATCATTGTTTTGTGTTTTAATGTGTTTGTAATAAATTAATTATCTCATTTTGCAACGGGCAAGTCACCTGATTTTTGGTGACGCTCTTTAAACCTTTTCAGTGTTTCGTTCTTCGTGTTCTGTTGCTGTTGTTGTCCGGTTCTCGGCACTGCACCATTTCCACGGCAAGCACTGAACTCTTTGTCATAAGCCGGAAGAAGAGACTCTACAAGTTCATCTACTGATTTCTTGGAATCCAATTCTCCATGTTTAGCCAGAGTCGTATTCAATACATACTCGTCACTTATGCCTTTAGCTTTCATTCCGGCAACGACTTTCTCACGCAATTCACTTTGGCTCTTTGCTTGGTCTTGTCTGTCAAGACGTTCGCGCAATTCTTTGTTTTCATTCTTAATGCCTTTCAGCAATTCAAGAACTTCATTGTCTTTACCTTCCTGCGTAGTATCGTTAGCTTGTTGCTGATTAGGTTTGTAGTTCTTTTTGAACTCTTCAACCTGTGTAGATACATCGTGACTGAAATTACCATCAAGCGATTTCAAGAAACCCACGTGCTTTTCCCAAAACGCATCATCCGGCTCTGCACCTTCAGTTGGTAAATTACTACTGACGTAATCAGTCAGCGTTCTTTGTGACAGACTGGTTTTTCCAATTCGTGTCGTAATCTCGGATAAGATTTGTTCTTTTTCCATCGTGCGTTATTTTGTGTTTGTGTATAAAAAAAAGAGTCAGACAATGCTTTTTGCATCAATCTGACTCTTTGGTCTTATATCTTTAATTGCGGAAGCAGAAGGATTCAAACCTCCGAAGCCTTTCAGCTTGCCTCTTTAGCAAAGAGGTGGTATCGTTCACTCACCCATACTTCCAAATGTGCGGACTACAATACATTTCTGTGAAACCACCGCACCTTCCTTGTACTTCGGACGTTATTCATTTTGTGTAGCGAGTCAGAGAATCGAACTCTGATTTTCACCGTGAAAAGGTGACGACCTAACCGTTTGTCGAACCCGCCATTTGTTGGGACACAAGGACTCGAACCTTGAATAGCAGAACCAAAATCTGCTGTGTTACCATTACACCATATCTCAATATGCGCGAAGAGAAGGACTCGAACCCCCGACAATCAGGTTTGGAATCTGACGTTCTTCCAACTGAACTATCTCCGCTTCATTGCGCCCGGTGATAGAATCGAACTACCGACCTTTACATTAACAGTGTATTGCTCTACCTATTGAGCTAACCGGACAATATACCTATACTCACCTGACCTGCGATACCCCATTATGGCGTACCTGTGGGAATCGAACCACACCGTATAGGTTTTCATCAGTCATACTCGCATTTGCAACTACGAAGTAATTGTTTGTACTGGTGTTCTCGACCACTAAACTATTCACCGTCACGCCGATGAGAGGGATTTGAAATTCAATATATCGACCCAATGCGCCCCCGTCTCCTGTACAATACTGAATGGTGGAAAGAGATGAAATCGAATCACCTTAACCGGATTTTCAGTCCGGCGCATACACCGCGTCTGCCATCTTTCCGTGCCCCGTTTTTTCCGAACGGGAAACGTCTCCTTTTTTTCATCCCCCGGCGGTAGAGTAACCGCACCTCCGTTTGATTGTAGCGGGAGTTGGACTTGAACCAACGACCTTTGGGATATGACCCCAACGAGCTACCTTACTGCTCCATCCCGCAATGTATCCTGAATATCTTCTTTACCTATCAAATCAACACTAATGTATTTCCTGCATCTACGGCATTTAATCCGTAGCATAACAATACCATCAACATACTTAACATCAGTGAGCTTTTGTCCGCATGTCGGGCAAATCACTAACTTGTGGTGTTCAACCACTTGTCGAGGGTCTTCTTTTGTATCAATTTTAATCATCTGTTATCCTTATTCGCTGCAAACATAATATATATTTTCTATATTTCAATGCAAATAATAGATTATTTTCATCATAAAATTAGAAAATTCATATTTTTATATATACTTTTGCCTCATTATTAATTAAATAGTGAGCTTTCAAAGCCTACATGATAGAGAAATTTATCATGTGGGCTTTTTATTTATGGAAGAAATAGCTGAATATAGTGGTGTTACGACAACGGACGGAAAGAAGATTCTTACTTATGAATTTATCGAAACGTTAAGGGAGGCAGATAAGAAAATGCCCAACCCGCAAAAGATCATTGCCCAACGTGGAGGACAAGAAAAATTCCTTTCCACGATGGCGGACATTGTTATATATGGTGGAAAACGTGGTGGTGCCAAATCATTCTCCTTGTTGCTTGAAGCTCAACATGACATACAAAGCAAATATTTCAACTCCATAATCTTCCGTAACGAGATTAACGACCTTACCGATCTTATCACTACTTCCTATCAAATTTATGATGATTTCGGCAAGTATAACAAGTCTAAAGGAGATATGACATGGAACTTCAACTGGGGAGGATGGTTGGAATTTAATTATTACTCTGATAGCATTGAGGATTTCAAGAAACGTTTTCAGGGAAGACAGTTCTCTTATATAGGAGTGGACGAAATTACACACATGGATTATCCGAAGTTCAAGTATCTTATTACTTGTAACCGTAATGCTCACTTTATCCGTAATCGTTTTTTCGGCACATGTAATCCTGACCCGGATAGCTGGGTAGCCACATTCATTAATTGGTGGATAGATTCAGATGGTTTCCCTATCCCGGAACGTGATGGCGTTGTACGTTATTGCTTCATGGACGGAGATAGTATTGAAGGTATCTATTGGGGAGATACCCGTGAAGAAGTATATCAGCAATGTAAACATATCATTGACCGCCTTTGGAAGCCTGAATATGAAGCATTGGGCAGTCCACAAGAGCTATTCATTAAATCAGTGACCTTCATAGAAGGTAAATTGGAAGAAAACATGCAGCTGCTCCGTTCTGACCCGAACTATCTTGCCAACCTTGCCAATCAGTCCGAAGAACAGCGTGCTCGTGACCTCGAAGGTAACTGGAAATTCCGTACAGCCGGAACCGGGCTTGTCACTCTCGAACACATGAGAAGTTTCTTTGAAAATGCTCTCCAAGTAGAATCAGGAACTCGATACATAACATGTGACCCGGCATTTACAGGTGGAGACAACTGTGTGTTTTGGATATGGGAAGGCTGGAACATTATAGGTATTCACGTTTGCAAGAAAGATAGCAAAAAGACTATTGAAACCGCGAAATTCCTGCTCGAACAATACAAAGTTTTAGAAGAAAACTTCGCCTACGACCTTAATGGTCTTGGACAAATATTTGTTGGTTTCTTCCCTAAAGCATTGAAGTTCAACAATATAGAAATTCCTTCCGATGGTTCGCATACAATGTTTGACTATCTAAAGTCAGAAGTAGCATATAAATTTATTGACAGATTTACCCGTGGTGGAGTTAGTATATTACCTGACTTACTGAAACGTAAATACTCCGGTAAAGGATTCAAAGATGTTCCTCTTTCACAGGTTCTTATCAATGAAAGACAAGCAATGCGGCAAGATGAAAATGCGGCTGACAAATATTGGAAACTTATAGCCAAGTCTGAAATGAAAAAAATAGTCGGTCACTCTCCTGACTTTTGGGAAAGCATGATGACAAGAGAAATATTCGAGATAAAAAAGAAACGCAAACACTTTAAAGGAATAGGATTGTTATGATTAAAAATGAAGTTCTTACCAAGAAGCCGTTTACAAGAGTTACGCCAACAGGCTATCTTAATGGCAAAACTACAAGTGATTTATCAATCGCTTCGTATTATAATAACAAGTTAGAATATCAGATTTTATCCCAAGCGGATTTTATCAGAGAGTTTTATCCGTCCGGTCACAAAATAAATTCCCCGGCATTTTATCCTAATCGCATCAAATTTGAGGAAGACGAAAAAGGGAACAAACGTTTCTTTGAAGAGAAGGTTATGCGTGTCGCTTTCCCTTTCCAGATGATTATTACCATTCAGCAACTTGTTCACCTCTGCGGAAATGATATTCACCATGAACTCACAGCCGCACAGGTTAATGATAAATTGAAAGAATCATTCCTTGAATTTCAAAAAGGGTGGCTGGATAAAAACATGGAGATTACGTTCTACGAATTTGCAAAGAGCGTGAAGATCACCGGAGACGGAGCGGTTGTATTCTATATGGATAAAGGAGAAGTGGGAACCAAAGTTCTTTCATTCTTCGATGGAGATATATTATATCCACATACAAACTCCATTACCGGGAAAATGGAATATTTTGCCCGGCAATACAGCGACTATGATTCCGAAGGCAAAGAACTTGTTTCATGGGTAGAATTATGGGATAGCAAATACCTCTACCGCTATCGGCAGACGAAAGCTGGATTAAAAGGGGCAGTAAACAAGCTAAAAGAGATATTCGGAATAGATGGATATGAATTAGAAAGCAAAGAACTTCATCAGTTTGAAGAATGTCCGGTAGTATATCTTCGTGATAAGCATGGTGCGTGCTGGTCTTTCTCACAAAGCAATATAGATGATTTCGAGCTTGCAGTATCACACCTTTGTCAAAACAATATGGCTTATGCTTTTCCCATTATGTTACTTAAAGGTGAAGATGTTGAAATCAAAGGTGACATGTACGGTGCGGTAAAAGCTATAACAATGGGAAAAGAAGATGATGCTGGATTTATGAACAGACCGGAATCCTCACAATCATTCGAGTTACAGTTCAATACTCTTCTGAAGATGATCTTCATGGGAAGTTTTACAGTAATGCCCCCCGAAGTCAAATCAGGTGATTTACCGGGTGTAGCAATCAAGTTGATATATTCACCTTCTTTGGAGAAAGCTATGATAGACTGCAAAGAGTTTGATTCTTCTATTGATACGATGAAGCGATTGTTTATTTTCGGTTATGGTATTGAAAGAAAAATGAGCACACCATTTGCCAATATGAAAGTTTTATCATGGGCAGAGCCGTATGTGCATCAGAACGCCGCAGAGCTTATCAGCAACCTTGTACAAGCGGTTGGCGGTGGTTTCTTGTCCAAAGAAAGCGCATCTGAACTTAGTGGGTACGGCAGAAATAATGAATGGGATAGAATCATGCGGGAAAAGAAGGAAGAACAGTCGGCAGACCTGCTTTATCAGTTGAAATCACAGCAACAAACAGCTAAAATAAGCGAAGAAAACAAAGATGAAACAACCAACGAGTAAGGAAATAGAGGAAGCTAAAGATTATATCCGGCAAAGGCTTAATGCAGAGCTTTCTATGGAGAATAATCTACTTGCAATTATGTATCAAGCTGCAAAGGAAATAGTCGCTGTATCCTACAAATACAATATTCCCCCAAGTCTATTTAGCTTCTCTTATAACAAAGAGTTGCAGCAAGAAGTGGAAGCTATTATAACTAATCTTCGTGAGCTTATTGAGGATTATACAGAAACGCTTGCCGTGGCAAACCATACGGATGAAGAAGGGCATATCATAGCTTTTATCAACCGAGACAGTCATGGGAAAACTCTTGTTGATCGTATTAACGCATACACTACCCAATTCAAGAAAGAACTGGAAGTAGCCATAGCATCCGGCATATTACTCAATGTTACGGAAGGCGAATTGTTGTCTTCCATTAAAGAAAGTCGGAAGAGTCCTTTGTTCAATCAGCACATAATACAAGCTACATCAAAAGGATTCCCGGTAATATCAAGATTGAAAGTCCCGGAAACATACGGTGTTGGGCGCACAAACAGTTCTTTTACTGCACTCAATAATCTAACAAACTTCGCCATAGCCGAGGGATGGATGGATTACTTTGCCATGATAGCGCAAAAGAATGGAGCAATAGGTTTCATGTCATTTAGGGGCAGTAGTTATCCATGCCAGCAATGTGATGATGAAACTACTTATTTCCATGTCTTTAGTAACGGCGACCCGGTACCGCCATACCATGCACATTGCTGCTGTTATATAGTACCGATATACGAAATAGATATTTAAAACCTCAACATTATGTTTGGAATCAAAATTATCACTACAAAAAAATGGAATCAGCTTGCATCTGAATGTAGCAAGTTGGCAATTACCAACGTCGAGCTTTCAAAACAAAATGCTCTTCAGGCTAAAACAATCATGGAACTTACCGGAGAAGTCCGGGTGCTCAATTCTAAAATCCTTTTGGAAGAAAGTATAAACGATGATTTACAAAAGAGAATAAATCAAAAATATCCCAAGAAGCCTACAAATAAAAGGCTGAAAAGATAAGTCCCCATGAATCTATTGACTACATTTGCAATGTAGAAGTTTGCTTATCAACCAAGCGTTGAAAAAGTTAAGCCTTCGTCTGATTTGGTTAGGCGAAGGCGGAATTTTTTGATGTATAAGTACATTAGAATCAGAGCACGAAGTACAAGAATACTTTTGCGCTCTGCGTTTATATATATGAGTCCACTTGAAAAAGTACAAATTACATTTCACGGTCTGATAAACTTTGCAACTGTAATTTATCCGCATGTTTTACGACCTTATATACTGTATTATCAAGTTCTGTGGACTTTTCATTTTGAACCGCCGTGCAATTAATTACAAATTTATTATCTTGCAACCAATATTCTTCCGCCTTTTGAGGAGAACCCATTTTTGAGTAAATATAAGAGGAATATTCCTCAATACTATCAAAATTGTAAACTCTCATATTTATGTTAACGATAAATGGGTTGGCTTTATCTTCACAGAAACATGCAAAATTACAATTATCAGCTTCGCCTTGTTCTGAACTTTTTGCAATGAAATAAATTGGAAATTCAGACATTTCTTTAGGATATAAATACTCCACCATAAATTGCCCCCCAGACACTTCATAATCAATCTCATCTTTAGAACGCATACTCTTCATGATAATACTTTTTTTCTTCCCTCCAAATCGAATCATTATATTTTTAGCACTAATTTTGCCTCCATTAAGAAGCTGCAACTTGAATATATACCCATAATCATTTCTTTTACGGATAATATCAATATCGTAAGTTTCTTGATTCTTTAATTCAAATCCCCCTAAACGAAAAACTAAATCATCATGATACTTGATTTTATCATCATTTTGTTTCTCTCTTTTCATTACTTCTAATTCCGTTCTTGCATCTCTACACTGTACGCAAGCGATAATAGCAGTAATTATTGCTATTATTAGACTTATCGTTTGTACAGTAAATAACTTGTGCAATATAGATTTAATTTTGCCATACTTTGTTTTATTACAGTCCTCTAAAGCTTTGTTTTCCAAACGAACTCTTTTCTTTGAAGTGTTACCACTAAGTTTTACCGGTTTACCTTTTTTACTTTTCATAGTATGTATATTAAATTAACCGCCACTAATATACATATTGTTTCTAAATAAAACAATGGAACAAAAGAAAATTTTATCTATAATTTAGGGTATACGGTTTATTGTCAAATAACGGTTAGATAATATAATTTTTAGTTTCTATATGGGAATGCAATATATTATATTCATTCCCATAATTGTTCATATTATTACCTAAACAGCACAGCTACTTCTTTACATTTTCATATATCTTTACTTTGTTTTCTCAACTCATGTTCAATCTCCTTAGATGTTTTCTCATGTTCCAAAATAGCTTTGTCTTCTTCTTCCGAAATTTGTTTCCGGCGAGAAAGTAATCTTTCATTCATCTTGGTATAAGCCTCGAAGAAGTCTTTCATAAATTCAGCATCAGGAGTACAGTTCGCCATAAGAAAGTTTACCTTAATCCATGTTTCCATATACTCACTGAAATCTTTGTTGTTTGCCAGTAGGCGAATCCGCTCAAACATTTCGTTATCATCCCGGAACCGCATTGTCCAAAAGCCGGATATAGCCTTAATGCTGATCCAATCATGTTCGTTACTACTATCTCTTGTAATAGTGAAATTGCCAAATTGCAATGGTACCTTTTTACTCATACCTAAAATTGTTTGTGATTTATAAATTTTTCGTCATTACTCGTTCGTAAGCTCCATCGTTAATCCTCTTATATGTACCGATAGATTGTGGCTTTCCATTCAGCATTACAGTTACAGTAATGGATGAAGTTTTGGAATTATCTACAATAGCTTCATGTGCATCTTTAAGAGATAGAAACGTAGGGTGAATAGAAGTGAATCTTTGCCACCAATGTTTCTTACATAACACGTCATACAGTTCAATCTTCCGGTTGGAAGTAGATTCAAATAGCCTTGTGATACAAAGCATATACTTAGTGTTCTTTGCCATTTTGTTGTTTGGTTATACAGTTACAATTTCAAATTCATCAGCATGTTTCTTACCGATCCAATCCCGTTTCTGATTTTCAGTAGCGGTTTCATAAATTCTTCCTCGCTTAGACAAATGTCTTTTCTTGAAAATACCATCTTCTCCCAGCTTATCATAATCTCTTCTCGAAGGAGATAAGCCTTTTGCCCGGCAGAAGAATAATCCAGTTTCTTTATGTCTGAATTTTACAGCCATATTATTACTTCTTATCCGCTACCATTGCAATAGCAAACGCAGAAAAAGCCAATTTAATTTGCTGTGCCTCTTCACCCATTTCATCTACATTGATAGCAATTTCTCCGGCTGTTAGCTTACTCCATAGTTCATCGGTCAATTTCTCTCCCATCATAAAGCAAAAAGCCTGAAACACATCTTTGTCTAATTCCATAGACACTTTTACCTTCTTTTCTTCCATTGTCATTTTTCCTTTCCAAATATTTTAAGTTCATGTAATCTCGCCTCAACCAAATCAAGATCAAACTCCGCTCTCCGTCCATTCTTTGTATAGCATCCCTCCAACAGCTCTTGCCGCATCCATGCTGCGACCGCCCTGTAACCGACACCCAAACATGAACCAAGACCTTCAAACGTATAAGCATAGCGTTTACCATCCACATAAATAGGCTTCGAGTAATCTTGCTTCAGTTTCTTACTTTGCTCTGCCTCACGCTCATACCGGAACTTCTCTGTAAGAGCTTTGCCATATAGCCCATATACCTGACCGTCCGGCGTGCGTTTCTTCCGGTATCCGGCTTCAGACAATATCCTCCCAAACCGGGTAACATTCTCTTCGGTAATGCTATTCTCTTTACACCACTTCCGGTATCTTTTATATAGAATTGTAGAAGGCATCCATTTAGGTTCAACGTCAGAAACATCTTCATACGTCCGAAGATAGTTCATTTGAAACATGAACTTCATAACAGTGCTACTTTCAGCCTGATATTCGTCCATGACCTTATCCAGCTTCTTATTCTCTGATAGCTTGTATCCATTGGCAATAAACCTATCTCGACCTTCCAGTATCCAGTTGAATATCGCGCTATATTCGCGTTCGAGATCACGGGCAAGACTTTTACGTTGTCTCGCTATCGGTATCTCGATTTCAAAAGGAAGAATACAGATACGCCGCTTCATTCCATAACTCCAATCTTTCAAATACGGCATTTGATTGGCATTTGCCATAAGCAAGGGAATATCATAAGCGGTGAAATTATCTCCATACATAGGACGCGCTTCAGTAGGTTCACCGGATATAAGGCTTTTAAGAACGTCACTATCCCGCCCAATTTCCAAAGCCTGTATCTCCGAACAATAGTTGAGACGTTTACCGTTTATATAGGCAATATTCTTTTTGCGTTCTGTTCCGGTTATTAGCGCACCAATACCAAAGTTACTCACATTGTCTCTACCCAGTATTCCCATAATAGTTTCAAAGACAACACTCTTTCCGTTTGAACCGGAACCACGGAGGACAAGCATGGTTTCTATCTTTGCAGTACGTCTATCAATAAAGATACTGCCTAAGAACTCCTGGAATACATGCTGCCATCCCTCGTCCGGTAACACTTCATCAATGAACTGTTTCCATAGAAAGATATGTTCGTCAGGATTGTAGTCGTAAGGAACACTTGTAACCTGTACCCATTGTCTTCCGAACTTATGTGTAGTCCGGTCATTCATATTCAATACACAGTTATTGAACACTACAATAGCACTATCTGGACGCAAAGCCTTTCCTGAAACAACACGCTTGCAGACCTTTATCACTCCTTCTACGCGGGAATAGTCGCCATTTGGCAAAGCACACTTACGCATCAGGTCATAAATAAGGCTACCGAAGTCGTCAGGTGACATTGGCTCATAAACCTTACCGGAAAAATAATGTGGAAGACCGTTGAACATGCTGATTGAAGAACGGATAATTGCATTACGAAGTAAATCTTGCACAGCATCTACACGCATAGCACTTTTGGAAAGAGATAACGCAGAACTTAAATCCTGTTCATCCATCAGTCCAAAAACCTCTGTCAGTAGTTTCTTATACTTTATTTTGTCCATTTCAATGGTTTTTACCCGTTCTTCGCATTGTTTATCGCACAAAAATAGAGTATTTTCTATTATAATCAAACTTAAATCGTTATATTTTCTATTTATGAAGCGAAAATACATATATTTTCCACCAAATTTCGACTCAAAAAAGTGTCTTTTTCGATAAAAAGCAAGAAGGTTATCAGGGAATACTAAATAGCGGATAATCAATAAAATAAGCAATAGTCATTCACATTTGTAATATCATTTATGTATGGTTTTCCATAAAAACTATACATGCTATAATCAGTTGAACATCAATATCTTGCATATATTCCAATGTATAGTTCAAAATCGTACTATACATGTGCAAGTTATTGAATATCAAAACGTACTGAAAAAACATGTAGGGTATGTATAGTTTCCTATGAAACAGCTTTATATATAATACACGTTTTTCCTATGCAATTTATATACAAACTATACATACTATACATTAATTTTATAAACATATATGAATCAGTACCTTACACATGCATAGTTTACATTAAAAACCATACAGAAACTATACAGAAACCATACATAGTCATTCTTGCAATGATAAAAGATGCTCTATAATGCCTCAACACATGTTTTTACTGTTAATTTATGTTGTGACAATGACAAACCAAAAAAAAATAATAAAAATCTCGAATGGTAATGAGTGCATTGGCTCCGGGCACCCGGTCGGGGGGGGGGGGGCACCCGGTCGCGGTTGTCTTCGATGGCAGACAGACAGGAAGGAAGGCACATCTTTATATTATACCTATAATATTAAATATCTGCATCTTTTCGGGCTTCTTCCTTCTGTTTCTTCTTGTGTTCTGCATACAGAGCACACCGGAAACATGAAACAGGATGATAATATACTACTTGTTCCGCTTCTTCCTTGTTTTCTTCTTGCTTCATGCGTTGTAGGTCTGCTATCTGTATAAGTACGGCGGCTTTATCCTTCCCAGTCACAGAAGGCAGCACCTTTATAAGTCCTTCTAAAATTCCGTCTTTGCTCCGAAATGTATCTAAAGTTTTTTTATCCACCTTATTAGACTCTGCAATATTGGCGGCGTCTTCCTTTGGGCTTCCGGTCTTTGTCGCTGTTGCTCCTGATCGCTGGTATTGAATAGCTTCAATGAGTTGCGAAATACCGGGTTTATTCTTTTGCAGTGTTGCGGCTTTACTGGCTATTGTTCCGGTTCCGTTCGTTGTCGGTCGATAGATCGCGGCGTATGCTTCTTGCCTTGTGGTGCCGGATGCTACAAGCATACAGAAAAAAACATCTTCAGGCGTGAGGCTGTAAATACGTTGTAGTTCCGTTACTCTCTTGCTGTAAGTCATATTATAGTATGATTTAAAATGAGTGTTCCGGCTTCTTGCGCTCTGTTATTATAGGCGCAAAGATAAGTAAAATGTCTGATAAATAAAAGATTGCGGCGTGTTCTTTGTTTCCGGCTCTCTTTCTATATGTGCTACATAACACTGTTTTTAAACATGCTATTATAATAAAGAGAATCCGGCTTTTTGCGGCTCTTTGCCGTAACTTGCTGCGTTGGTGGCTGGGTCGCAATATGCTTACAAATAATCTAACATTCAGGCTATATATGTGTATTGCGTGTATTTGTGAGGCTGTTTGTATTTTTATCTATATAGTAATTTATTATTTCATCTATTAGAGTAAAAATATTACTTATTTCATTGTTATTCAAAATATTATTCGTACATTTGCATATACAGAAATGAAGACAAAACAAGCGGTACATTTTCTCACGGTGTTTCTACTTTTTTGCTCTCCCTTCCTGTTTGATATGATGTTTAATTTTAATCGTTTCAAATATGGATTTATCAAATTTAACTAACTTGGTTGTTGATTGCGAAACAGCAATTAAGAAAGCCAAAGAACTAAAAGAAAACTCTGTTTTCGAGTATTGCAAAGAACAAGGTTTTGAAGATGGAAAGCGGTACATTTACGATAATCCGGATAGTTTTTGCAATGGGAAATTATACGAGGTTGTTTTTAAACGTCCTTCTGATTGTCGGATCATGTTGCGCTGCATTGATGGGGCGCGTGTATTTATTAAATGTTACCCAGTCAAAAAAGACGGTTCCCGTGCCTTGATCGGAGAAACAGAGCTTTATATAAATGATCTGAAAGCCGTATAATCAAAAAAACCGGGTCGAGTTTGGCGACTCTTCCCGGCACCCTTTAAACTTTGCGTAAAAAGGTACACTTTCTCACGGTGTTAAATGCAAAGTTAAGGGAAAAACAAAGATAAAACAATAATAACCCTTTAAATTTTGCAGTTATGGAAACTTCAAACAAATTATCTTATTCAAAAACACGTCTTTTTGTAGAGAACGGAACGCAGTATAAAATCATAGCTAAAGTATCTTTAAATGATGATTGTAAAAACGGAATGTATGATTTTAGCATAACGGCGGATATTTACGAAAAGAAAAGAAACGGTTCTTTCTATTGGTGCGCTGGTGGCTGTTGTCACGAGGAAATAGAAAAGCGTTGCCCGGAGCTTGCAAAGTTCATTCCTTTACACATGTGTAATCATTACGGTGCACCAATGTACCCGGAAGCAAACGGACTTTACCACCTACAAAATAGTAGCAAAGAAACTACTGTTAATTACTTACGCATCACAGAAGACGAATATAACGCGCTTTCATTGGCAGAAGATCAAAAACATTTTAAATACTTGCTTTTCTCTTTGGGTATTGTTGAACGCTGGAAAAAAGAAGCTGATACCCTTATTTCAGAACTTGAAACATTATCCGGGCTTAAATGGGAAAATCCATACAAGCCGGAAGAGGAACGTTTCACATTAACGTTATCAGAGGAAGAGCGCGCCAATATGGAGAAACTAATAAAAGAAGGTTTCTATACAAAAGAAAACATAGAAAAGCGCAAAAAAGAAGCCCGGAAAGCTGCTTTAATAAAGAAACGCGCCGATATTTGCGCTCGTTATGATAAAGATATTGCCAAAGCCGAAAGAGAAAAGAAAGTAATGCTTTATATATTTGATTCGGGTATTTCTACCGAAAATGTAATATACTACGATCATACCAATACAGCCCGTTTTAATTGGAAAGATTACGATAAAAAAGTATCTCAAGAAGAATTTTGCGACTTTATTAATAGCGTTGATTATTCCCAACTGCCCAAAGGTATAAAGTTTGAAATAAAGTAAATACCCACCTTTCCCCGGTTCGCCGGGGATTAATACCCCTTTATTATGAATACAAAAGATTTAATAAATCAGATAGAAATATCTGGAATTATCACCCGTGCCCAATTATATACTATTATCAGATGCGCCAACGGTGGAGACAAAGACGCAAAAAGCGCATGTTTCAAAGAAAACACCGTATTTGCAGACGAAGAGATAAAAGAAATAGAACTCAATAAATTAAGAAAAGAAGCGCGCAAAAAATATTCCTCTTTTGGTTGGCGTGAAAAGAATGTACTTCAAGGCAGTAACTTAAAATTAAATCTATGTTGTTTTCGCGGCTCTACTCCTGTTTACTGGGTGTTATCTGATAACGGATCATTTGAGTATTATATAACGCGAGAAATAAACGTAGTAGGATGAAACGCGTTATATCTTCCGGGCTGTTTTGGTTGTTTATTGCCTTGCTCCCTGTTGGCTGTATCGGTTACTATATTAACCCGGTTATTTGGTTGTGTGTCCTCTGTTGGTATATCTTTTATTGTTTCCTTCTATACTTTAATATCATTGATTTATGAAAATATATTTCCCGTTAAACCCGGAAGAAAGAGCAAAATATAATGAAGAAACCGCAAAATTTCGCCGTTTCTATTTATGGCACAAAGCGCGTTTTCATGCTCTTTTGAATTGCGAAGCCGAAAAAGGCGGCGAAGAATGGAGACTAAATAAAATAAGCTATTTAGTAGAACTTTTCAAGAAAAGACAAGAAAAATACTATCAAAATATAGGTATTTAATTCATCCGCGCCGGGCGGCTCCCGGCACCCTTTAAACTTTCACATTATGATAAGAAATATAATCAAAGAAAGAGACGAGATAAAAGCGTTTTCTTTTGACCGTAACGGCAAAATAATAGCTTCTTTATATGATAGTGGCTTTTCCTCTGTTGCTGCTGTTATATCGGAACTTTCCCGGCGTGGTGCCGGCTGGATGAAAGATATTAAAGAAATTAGTATTGAAAATAAAAGCCGTTGCGCTTACGCGCGGTATAACAAACAAGGGAGGCGTATTTTATGAAAAAGATTGTATTAAATAACTGTTACGCTAAAGTATCAGGATTCAATAAAAATATCTGTATTCTAATAACCGAAAAAGATAGTTATCTAATAAAAACGTCTGATTACAATAATGATAGAACGTTTTCCGGGATTCCTCTTTATCATTCGGAAGGTAGAAATTTATTCTTTCTTCTTGAAAGCTGTTATCTCCTTTCTGATATTGTTTCTGGGGTCGTTGATTGGGATTGTAGAAAAGACTGGCTAAACTGTTTTAGTGAGGAACAAATAAAAGAGGCGTTAACGGTGGAAAAGACTTTTTCCGGCACCGTTAAAAATAATAATCCTATCACTACTTATATAATTGAATCTCCAAGCGGTGAAACTCATAAACTTGAAATTGTGAGAACTGAAAACTGTTACCGTGTCTTTGTTGATGGTTGGGTAGATGATACAGTTCTAACAGAGGAAGAACTTTTGCGAGAATTAGAGAACCCAACATTTTAAAAATAAATATCATGTTTGGGCTAATTATTTGGCTCGTCTTCATCCTGATTATATGCTTTTGCGTGTGTGGTGGCTGGTTCTATGCTGCCGCGTGGATCGTGGGCGGTGCATTGAGTTTATTTTTTGGTTTGAAATATGAATTTTCAAAATAATACTGTTATGTCTGACAAAGAAATAAATATTGCTATTCTTCAGGAATTAAAGGATATTGCAAACGAGATTTTCACAAATGAAATAAATATAGTTCCGGGCACATATACGGCGGCTGAACTTGCAAAGGAAAAGAGCGCAAAAGGAGATGTTTTAGAAATAAAATACATTCCGACAAATAACGAAAGTATATTAACGCGCTCCGTGTGTGTCGGCTCGTTTAAATGTGAGTTTGAACGGAGAAACATTTTCAACTTGATTTGGAAGTTTGAACAGCTTACCGGGACAAAACAAAAGGATAAAGCGCGTTTTGTACGAATCGAAGCCGGGAAAGTAGATTTATCTTTTTCCATGGAAATAACAAAAGAGATGCAATTACTTTGTAAATGTGTCGGGAATGATCCGAAAAGCCCGGTTATGTCTTACATGTTTATAGACTACAAAAAAGGCTATTTAGTTGCATCGAATGGAAGACATTTGCAAGCATGTAAAGCAAATATTTGTAATATAGTGGGGGAAACTGAAACGAGCGTTTTAATAAATCCGAAAGACTTTAAGCAGCTTTCCGGCGTTTGCTCTGTTATTGTTTCCGGTGGAAAGATCACAATATCAGACGAAGCCGGACGCGCTTATAATGTGGAAAGCTCCGGGCTTAAATATCCGCGCTGGGCTTTAGTGGTTCCAAAAGTGAGCCAAAATAACTACATAAAGATAAAAGAGGCAAAAGAAGTACTTTCTTATTTGAAAAAGAAGGAAGGAAATTTTTTCATGTACGCGGAAAAAGGGTACAAAGTAACCATTGATTATACAGAAAGCAGTTCCAGCGCATTTTCAAAAATCGAAGTATTTACAGAAAATGAAATTCCCTTTGCTTTCTCTGTCATGTTTGATTCAAAAAGTTTTCAAACAGTTGCGCAAAAATGGGACGGAGGTATTTTCTTAAACGCGAATTATAAAGCGGTGGTTTTAACTGATAAGAACAAAAGTTTGTGTTTTACAATGCCAGCCGGAACCGGGAAAGAGGGATTTTTCAAAATGGATTTTGATTTTGACCGTTCTAATATGGTTTCTTTGCTTGAATATGGAGAAAAAGCGGATGCAGAGCCAACAACACCAAAAGAAAATATTATTGTACCCGTGCAAATTGATCCTATAAATTTGCCTGTTATTGCATCAGAATATAAATACAATGCTATGGGCTTGTATTTCCTTCTGTCATTACTTTGCGATCTTTGCAAGACAATTATATACGATGAAGCAAAAGAGGCTTTAAAACGGCTTAAAATACTGCTTTCTTCTCCGGTGGTGAATATCGAAGATTTTGCAAATGAAGTTCAAATAATAGACCTTAAACCGGATGAAATAGAAGAGATAAAAGAAACTCACCCGATTACAGATATTTCGCCGGGTGTTACTCTTCCGGTTCCGGCGAATGTCCCGGCGGTTTCTTCCATCCGTCCGGCTCCGGTTTCTTCCGTATTCTTTTTTCCGATTGTTTTGCGTCTTGTCTTTCGGTTGTGGGCTATCTCTGTGTCGCATTATGCACTTATGACTCCCGCAAAATATGCCGGATGTCCCCGGCGTGGTCTTATTCATATACGCGGTGATACATGCCGAACGACTATCTTAACCAAACGACTTTTTAAACTCCCGATGCAAATAAGTTATAAAAAACATTCATTATGAAACATATAAATTTTAACAGAACGAAGAGAAATATAGTTGTCTTTATTTTAAATGCGCTTAGCTTTTTATGGAACCTTTACTATTTATTGCAGCCTAATATAAAATCGAAAACGCTTCCTATTTCAGGTTGTATCATTGCTCTTATAGCAATAGTATTGATGGTGATAACAATAAATAGAGACAATAAAAACAGGACAAATAAATAAACAAGAAATATGAAAATATATAGCCCGCTAAATAAAGTAGTAAGAGTAACCATTGAAGACCAAAATACAGGTACAATAATAGAGAACACCGTTAAGTTTTCCATTGCCGAAAGTAATTGCGAGGAAGTATGTAAACTAATAGAGAAGTCATTTAAAAACAATCTTCTTCCAGTTATAACCGGAGCACGCGAAATTGGAAAGAGTCGTTCTGTAAAAATAGACATATCAGAACTGGATAACTCCGGCGCAAAAATGCGTAAAATAAGCCGAACGATTAACATGCAAGGTGTAAATGCAACAGAAGTTGGTACGCGGATGATTGAGTTAGTGAATGAAGCCGAACGACTGGCAATTATTAAACGAGCTAAAGAACTGACAGTATAAAATGAACGATTTACGGACTGCATTTACAGAAAAATATCCTAAATATGGAAATGTATTGGATATGTACGAACGAGCGAACGGATGCCCGGCTACATGGGGAAATCTAACAAAGATTGGATTATCAAAATTTGTAGATTACATGAACGAACGACTTGCGACATCATCAGTCAAGACATACGCCGCAATGCTGAAGGCTGTATTGAACTTGTATAATGAGGAAGTGAAGTTACCGAAAGATTATGATAAGGTACTTTCGGTTCGTGGTGAGACATCTTCTAATACGTGGCTGAACGACTTGGAGATCGAAACATTAATAGGCTATATTCCTGTAAATGCAACCGAACGACTTGTAAAGAATCAATTTATAATGGGATGCGTAACAGGTGCCCGACACAGTGATTACATGGATTTTACCCGTGAGAATATAGTGAACAAAAGACTCATTTATGTTTCCCAAAAAACGCATATACGCGCTGAAGTTCCTCTTTCTCCGGTGGTCGAACGACTGATTGCTGAAAATGAGATGTTTTATTTGGTGGATAAAGAAGTTTCAGACCCAACTTTCAATAAAACTATCCGGGAAATATGCCGGAAGTTAGGAATGAACGAACGACTGAAACTATATCGTGCCGGAACTTTTGTTGAAGGTCAAAAGTATGAGTTTATATCAAGTCATACCGCACGCCGTAGTTTTGCCACAAATCTATATTTACGTGGTGCCGACTTGTACTCTATTAGCAAAATGATGGGACACAAATCAGTCACAATGACTGAAGGATATGTAGTGTGCGGATTACGTGACCTTTCAAATGATATTTTAGAATATTTCAAAATATTCAAATAAAAATGAATAAGAAGATTTTTTGTGAGAAGTGTCATAAATGGCACACTATCACTATTACAGAAGAAGAAAAGTTTGTGATTTGCCCTAATAAGCGTTGCGGACATTTAATTTTCATTTAACGTAAAACTATATAGAAATGAAAGAAATCATAGCCAAATTGGTAGAAACTACCAAATACCAAAGATTTTATGAGCTATCAGAACCAATTTATAAGGGTCGTAGCTTTAGAAGTGACGTTGATATTGCAGCAGAACTTCAAGAATGTAAAAATAATAGGGTAAACCCTGATTATAAACATCTAATTAGAACCGATGGGTGTCATATCATTTGTGTATCAGATGCACATACCCATATTGAAAGACTTGTATTTGCAGCAGAGAAATTTCCGAGCGGATATGGTAATTTGAATATTCAAATTGATGGTTGCCATACAATGATGATACATGGTGGTGATAGTGATAGAGTTTATGCAGATGAAGTCTATTTGCGTCATTTAGGCATGGTTAATAGTGTGCAAATAATCTTATATCAAGAAAGAAAGGGATAATTATGAGTTTAGGTAATGTTCAAAGAGTAATTTATGACTGTTATACAGATTGTGTAGAACGTACAAAGAAAAACGTCAATCTTAGTGATGATGTCGTCTACTTTATGCTGGATACTTGCAGTATTATTGAAAGAGATGGTAACACATCATATAGTAAAACCTATGATGCCGTTAGTTTGATTTGTCATAGGCTTTGCCCCGGAGAATGGTGCACACGTACTCACTGTGAAAATTACAGTAGACATCATGCTTATAACTGCATAAAGACACGCCCTAAAGTGTGCAAAAAGTATGCTAAGTATATAGCAGATAAAGCAGAAAGAGAAAAGCAGCGTAATCAGGAAGAGAAATGAGTAGAACATCTGACGAATGGTGCTGCATGAACTGCACTCGATTGAACGACTGTTTAATGAATGAACCTGATTTAAACTTACTTGATTACTGCATTTCATATAGAGACGAAGATTAATGTAAAATGATATAAGAAATAGATATGGAAACTGGAACAGTACACTTTACACTTGGAGAAAATACCGGAAGGTTGTTAGTGGATATAGCAAGAGAGCATTTGTTATACTCATATAATCCCCAAAAAGCACTTGAATCAATCACAAGCTCTCTTGTGGGATGCCCTAAAAATATAGCTCTTGATATAATCATTGGCAAGTTGATACTGTTAGTTGATGAAGATAGAGTTACTTTCAACTGCGTTAGTTTTAATCCTGAAATACATAAAGGAATTTTTGAAAGGTTAGATGCCGAGGGCTGGGCTGAACGAAAGTTGTTAGAAATGAAAAAAGTTTCAAGGGAATGGAGTAAAGCAATAAAAGAATTAGAGAAATCAATCATAAAAAGCGATGGTAAGTTTGAGTTTACCGTAAAATACGATGCTCTATTGAAATACTTCTACGATGGAACCGCCGATAATCTAATTGATCCTGATGAAGACGACACGATCAGCCTTATGTGTGGTTGTGTAAAAGGAGTGAGAAATTTTATTGAGGAATGTTTTAAAACTCTGAATATAATAGACTGGATATATAAGAATTTTCCCGGTGAAATTCCAGATGGATATACAATGCTCCCTCGTGAAGTAAAGAGCCTATCCAATGAAATATTTGAGTTGATTATGGGTAATTCAGAGATTGAAGGTGTCATTCGGAAAAATTGTATAGCCGATAAAATGCTCACTTCCTATTTAGATAGCGAGCAAGATATACGTGACATGATTTCTGAAGGGATTAAACCTGTTGATATTTTACAAGGATGGTCTGCCGGATGGTTATCTCCCGATGGAGAGTACTATGCTTTGAACGGAAGTATTGCTAATATGCTACACAATCAGATAGCTGATGCCTTAGTAGTCGCTGGAATTATACCTATTGGTAGACCCGAAGACGGGAAGGCTATTGATAATCGCAAGAACCCGGACGAGTGGTTAGAATCCCACGGATGGGTAAAAATTCATGGTGACTGGATTCTATATGACGGATGGAATAGAGCACAAATCCCCGGATACAAGGCTGTTCCAATGACCGAAAAACAAAAGGAAATTATCTACAAATACGGTCAAGTATGCTGTAATGGGATTCTGAAATTAGGATTTACCCAAGAGAGAGTTTCGGCTGCAAGGTTTGAAATGACTGATATTCCAATGTTGAGAAAATATTTTGATTTATAATTTAAAACATACGACTATGGCAAACAGAAATTACATTGAAGTTGAAGGAGTTAAGATTTCCGATAGACTTATCGCTTTTTTGAAGGATTTGCAAATGAACGACAACGAAGCAGTGCGCAATACTTTGCGTGATATGGACGAACTTTCAGGTCTTCTTCTTGATCTGAACGAGAAATGCGAAGCGGAACTGCCAAACGATGAATGTTTAGAGCATGTACGGGAGATACGCTTTTATAAGTGCATCATAGAATCTATTGCAGTATAAAAATAGTTAAAAGAAAGGAGTGAAAATGAGAAAGAATGAAACAACATGAAAAAGAATGAAAGTGTCACATTTTCAAGCATTTGGATAATAAAACGAAGCTCCATATATTTGCATCCGTATCAAGTGAAGGTGATACCGTACATACAGAATATATTGCTTCTTACGAAGTATCTATATATAATAATCCGTGCCAACCCTTCACTTGGTGCGGATTATTTTTTAATCCCCACGCCGAATTTATCCGTTTGAGAAGTCCGTTGGTCGGTGGTGGAAAAGCTGTTACAAAGGGTAGTTCTATAACAGTAGGCAGAATAAATCCGGGTGCCTGAACATCTACAAGTAAGAGAAAAGCCGGAAAAGTTGGGTAACTTGTTAATGCCTGACCGGACAAAAAACGTCACACTATACTGAATGATTTTTTGTACCGCAGATCATAGAAGAGAAGTCAATCTCTCTTTAGGCATGATTATGCGGTTCTTTCGTCTCCTACCTGAATAATTTTCCCTCTTTATTTATCCATGTACTTATATCTTTTTATGAAGAAAAAAACTTTTTCGCATAAAAGCGGGAATTTCACCCGCTTATTTGCTTCTCAAATACTTCGTAGCCTTTATCCACATCTTTGTTCAAAATCGCTGCATATTCTTCGGTCGTTTTCAGGCTACTGTGCCCAAGCATCTTTGAAACAGCCTTAAACTGTACGCCTTTAGTCAAAGCAAGAGTGGCAAATGTATGACGCGCCATGTGAGTAGTCAAATTTTTATCCAGCCCGGCATAATCAGCAACCAATTTCAACCGAAGATTATACTGTGTATTGCTAATGATCGGTAGCTCATAATTGTACTTTTTCAAAACTTCAAGTGCCGGAGAGAGCAACACAATGTAGTAATCCTCTTCTGTTTTTATGCGCATATCATAGATAATATACTTGCCTTCATGCTGCACGACATCTCTTTTGAAGTTGAATTTTGCCAAATCCGCATAAGCAAGCCCAGTGAACGACTGGAAAACAAACAAGTCACGTACCCGGCGAATCGACTCATTGGGTATTTCAGCATTACGGATTTTATCAAGTTCTTCCTGATATAAAAACCTTCTTCTTTTATATTTTCCCCTTTTGACAATAACTCCGGTATATGGATAATCCTTCAATAAGCCGAGTGACATTGCTTCGTGGATATAAACTTTGTTTCTCTTATGGTAGTTGTGAATAGTTGGTTGAGACTTATACTTGCCATGAAGCCAGTTGTCATACAGTTTAATATTCTGTACCGTCAAGTCGCTAATGTAGGTTATGCCACCAAACTCTTTGAGAGAAGAAATCAGTACCCGGTGAGACTTTCGCGTACTTTCGGTTATATCATTACGCTCGTTTATACGTCTTTCCAAAAATTCGATGTAGTTTTCGGAATGATTGAGGTATTTCAAGAAAGCATCCATTTTTTCAAATTCAAACGTTTCCTTCTTTCTTATTAAGTCATTTACCCAATCTTGAATAACGCGCATCATTTCATCAAGACGCTGATTAAGTTGTAGCATCTCGGAAGAGTTTATTACTTTCTTTCGGTCACTCCATTGATCGGAGTATAACTTTACTCCGGTTCCAATCCACTTTCTTTTTCCTTCGGATAAAACTTCAAGCTGAACAAGCCCGCGTTTTTTCTTAGTTGCTACGTGTTTTCTATCGAACACAAAGCGCAATGATGGATATTTCATAATACTGTGTTTTACAGTATCATGTTGAGGTATCAAATTTGGTATCATGTGTGGTATCATATCAGTTACATTTTTAGTGAAACATCGTGAAATAGAATGAGGAAAAATGAAGTATTTGTCATATAAAAAGCCTCAATTTTCCACCATTAACCACACATAATTCGTTCATTATCAATAAAAAGGAGAACGACTTTCGTCATTCTCCTTTGCGGTGCGTACGGGACTCGAACCCGTGACCCCATGCGTGACAGGCATGTATTCTAACCAACTGAACTAACGCACCATAATTTCATTTCTTTTATCGCTT